TTACATCCACAACACGCCTTGATTCCCTTTAGGGTGGGGCTGTACAGCATTAATTATTCCCGGTTCCATTATCGTTTCAACGATAGTTTCATGGGTCTTAAAGGTTTTACCGCAATTAATATTGGTGCACTGGTGATAGCGTTCTTTCGTTTCGTCACTAAGGTAACGGCTGGATCTCGCGTGTGCTGCAAATTTACAACGTGGGCAATGCATCATATTTACCTCCGAAACTGCATATTCAGTAATTATGCTGATCTTATCACCAGTATTCGCATTTGTGAAATAAATATCAATTAGTTGAATGTGGTTACTCTAAGGCCTCATAAGTGACATCCGACAACAACACTTCGAGAGACAACTGGGTGGTGTAACCGCTGTTACTCAGGCTGTGCGTTACCTTGCTGATTATCCAGCTCTGTTGGTCTATCACCGATTTAAAACCATTGACCGCAACAGGGGTTTCAGGAAATAAATCAGCGCGGCCCATGGCTAAGGTGATAGAAAACTCCGCAACACCGCGCTGTAACTTCTCCCATTTAGATTGAGCTGCGCGCATAGCGGCTTTTTGCGTGGCGTAAACTGTCGTGATAGCAAAAACGTTATCTTCTGCCCCCACCAGATAATCCCCTTGTTTTTCCTCCACCGGCTTTTTCACTGCGGCGGCTTTGGCGCGGGTCGGTTTGGCTTTGGGGTGTTCCAGTGCGCGGAGCTGTTTAAACTTAGGCTTTCGCTGCAACTTAACCTTTTTCGGCTTGGCCGGTTTCGGGTCTTTGGTGTGCAACCAACTGGCACTCACGCCGGTATACGCGCCCCGGTCAGCAATACTAAAGCTGTGCTGGTCGCCATCTTGCCGGGTGATCGTCATCTGCGGAATGGGTTTCCCGCTGGCCGTGACACCACTGCCCGGCTTGATAAATAACAATCGCCCAGCTTTGACGGCGGCTACCGCGCCATTCAGTGAAGCTAACCGGGTGATAAATTTGGCGTCAGTCTCTTGGGTCTGGTCGATATGAGAGATAGCGATATCCGCCAGCCCCTCGGCCAGCATCGCTTTCAGGTTGTTGCGCTCTGCCACCTGAGCGACAACCTTACCCAGCGTGGTTTCATGATAAGAGACTTCCCGCCGCGCATTGAGTGAACCACGAAAATCTGCACTGCGGGCGCGAATGGTCAGCGTATCCGGCGCGCCATGATGTTCGACCTCATCCACGGTAAAATCACCCTTACCAATCAGCGCCGACCCTTTCCAGCCCAAGAACACTGACAACACCGCGCCGCGTTCCGGCATGGAAAGCTGGCCGTCAGCGTCATCCAGTTCGATATCAAGCTGGTCAGCTTCAAAGCCTCGGTTATCGGTCAGACTCAGAGACAGCAGCCGGGGGCGAATATTCTGCGTAATATCTTTTGCGTTAATATTCAGCATATAGTCCGGGGCCATATCCGCCCCGGCCGGTAGCGACATGCCGGTCATCATGAGAATAACCCTCCGATTGCTGACTGGGCTTTATCGGCCATGGCCGTCGCCTTACCCAGTAATTGGTCAGCCTGTTGTTGCAGGTCGCCAAACATCGCTGTCAGTGACTCATCGACCCGCAACAGATTGAGGGTGAACTCAATGCGCCGGGCGCTGCCATCTGCAAAAAACAGACTGCGGGTCAGGCTCAGGCTTTCAACCACAAACATACCGTATATCATGCCGCTCCCCTCAATCAGCGGCCATGCTTTGCCTTGGTTAGCCATCACCTCTAGAGCCAGCAACGACAGGCGGCCGCCGGTCAGTTCCGGTAGTAATACCCCGGATAGCGTCATTTTTTCGCTATCGACGCCAAGAAATTGCGCCGCCGGGCGCAAGCCTACCCGGCTGTTAGTGGGCCAACGATAATCAATATTGCGCCCCATGCTTTGATAAGGGGTGGTTTGTAGCATAAAGACAAATAAACCCAGTGATAACATCATGATTAATTCTCCATCTGCCCGCGCTGGCGGGCGCGTTTATCGCGTTCGTTCTTGGCAAGCGCATCGGTCATCATTCGCTCGGCATCCTGTCGGCTCATACCCGGCGGAATAGTCACCTTGATATCGTTGGTGGTGACACTACTGTCAACGATAGTGGTGCCAGTATTGGCAGTCACCGGCTGATAACCGCCATATAACACGCCGCCACTGGGTGAGTATCCGCCCGCGTAAGGGTTATCTTTCGGGACGTTATCGGCCAGCCCGGCAGATTTACTATCAATAATGCCGAGTTTTTCCAGTACCCAGTCAATGCCACTGCGTAGCTGCCCCAGTGCATCAATGGGAAGTTTGAGCGCATAAGCTAAACCTCGGCCGAATGTTTCCCCGGCAGTGGTAGCAATAAGCAACGACTCCCCACTAAATTTGATGGGGGCGACCAGTTCAGCAAACAGTGTCTTGAGCTGGTTAAAACCATTAATTAGCGGGGTAAATGCGGCACTGATTGGCCCGGCAACAGCGGTAAAGCCTGTCACTACACCCGCCATAAATGCGCTAATAGGCTCCCAAAACTTACGAATAAGCAGCGCACCAGCGATAATAAGCGCAATCACCGCAGTGACCGGCCATGCCAACGTGGCAAGTGTTGCGGCAATTGTTCCACCCATGATGGAAAAGCCGGTACTCAACAGACCAGCCCCGGCCAATAACAGGTTAAACCCGGCCATGACCGGCCATGCAATCAGCCCCAGCGCCCCCAGTCCGGCAACCAGCAGCAACGCCGCGCCAGTAACGGTGGTAATGGTGCTGACCAGCTCAGGGTTTTTCTTGGCCCATGCAGCCACATTGACCAGCCAGTCGGTTGCGGTGACGGTCAGTTTGCGCAGTGCGGAGTCTTGCTTCTCAAAGACTTCAATCTCTAAGTCTTCCCATGCCGAACTCAGGTTTTTCAGGTCGCCGTCAAGGTTATCCATTCTCACTGTGGCGATAGATTGCGCGGTGCCACCCGCATTCATCAGTTTGCTTTGCTTCTCTGCCAGCTTGCCGTTACCGGCTGCTGCCACCAGTTTCACCGCGCCTTTCATTGCTTCTTCACCGAATATCACTTTCAGGTATTCGGCTTGTTGTGCAGTGCCTAACTTGTTCTTTTTAAACGAGCGGTTAATGTCTTTGAGGATTTTCTCCACCGGCAACATATTGCCTTTGCCGTCGCGGGTGATTATTCCCAGTTCGCGCAAGGCTTCCGGCGCTTTACCGACCGGAGCCTGTAAGCGACTAAACACCGCACTGGTACTGGTTCCGGCCATACTGCCCTTGATGCCGTTATCGGCCAGCACCCCGAGTAACGCGGTAGTGTCTTCGATACTGGCCCCGGCGGCCTCAGCAATCGGGGCGACATATTTCATCGCCTCGCCCAGCTCTAGCAGGTTGGTGTTTGAGCTGGTAAAGCCTTTCGCCATCACGTCTGACACCCGTTTAATTTGGTCTAACGGCAGGTTAAACGCCGATTGCATGTTGGTGACAATATCCGCCGCCTCGGCGATATCCACACCGGACGCCAGTGACAGGTTAACCGTCGGCTCAGTGGCGGCCAGAATGGCGTTAGCGTCATAGCCAGAACGGGCCAGCGTGTCTTGGGTTCGCGCTACGTCAGTCGGGGAAAATGCGGTTGAACCGCCGATATCCCGCGCCTGTTGACGAATGGCGGCCAGCTTGGCGTCATTTTTATCCAGTCCTAAAATCGCCTGAGTGCCGGACATCTGGCTGTCAAACTCCATACCCGGTGCAATCAGTTTTGCTGCGCCATAAAGCCCGGCGGTTGCTACGCCAAGACTGGCGGCGCTGGTATTACGCACCGCACTGGTGGCGGCTTTGCCTTTCTGGTAACGATTACTGATACGGTTGAGTTGTTCCTGTTTCAGGCTCAGACGTTGCAGCTCTTGGCGCTGGCGACTCAGGGCCACAGTCGCCTCGGCGGCACTGCTGCGCAACCGGCGCTGTTCACTGCTCAGATTTTTGGTCGCTATACCGTCAGCGTTGAGAGCGTCGCGTTGGCGCTGCACTGACTGGCGCAGTCCGTTATATTTGGTTTGCAGTTCAGCCGCCGCACGCTTGGCCCCCTCCATCAGTCGGGCTTGTTGGGCGGTGGGTTTCTCGGTGTTTTTAAAGGCGATAGCCAGTGCCGCCGCATCTTCTTTGGCTTTTTTCAATGCCTGCCCGGTGACGGCCAGTTGGGCGCTGGCCTTACGGAAACCGTCAATCTTCGCCGCCTGCGCATCAAGCGATTTGATGCTGCTTTGCGCGTTACGAATGTCGCCAGTGAGGGATTTACTGGCGGTTTGAATGGCTTTAAAGGGGCGGGTGGCTTGGTCTACGGCTTTGAGCAATACCTGTAGCTGTAAGCTCTTACTCATGGTTTACGGCTCCACTTCGTAGCAGGGCTTTATGACGCCAGCGCACCAGTTCGGTGAGGCTCAAGGCCCAAAGCTCTGACGGCGGCCAGTGAAAAATGGCGGCAATATCCGCCATCAGGTCGTCAACTTCCAGTTTCGGGTCGAGTTCTACCCCGCCTGTTTCGGCGACAAAAAACCAATCACCTTACCCGCCAGCGCCACTAAATCCGGTAATTCTAAGCGGCCACATTCGGCGGCGGTCAGTGTGGGGGTGGTGATTCGTGGCAACACGATAATCAGCGCATCGACTTCAGAGTGAGCCACATCAAACAGGCGAACACCGCGCAACGTCCCGGCATTGGGGCGACGGACTTCAATTTCAGTGATTAAGGTATCCCCACGCTTTAATGGGGTGTCCAGTACCACCAGATTCTCGTTAACCTCGGTGGCGGGTTCAGTTTTAGCAGTTACTTTTTTCATGGTTTTTCCAATTCAGTCAGGGAGGCCAGCGGATTAACACCGGCCATCAGAGTTAGCGGCCAATGGCCTTGCGTTGGGCTTCCAGCAGGTCTACGCCGTTAACCATTTCAATCAGGTTAACCACGTCAATCTCCATCACCACCTTGCTGTCAATGGTCAGCTTGTAGTAAGTACACTGGGTGGATACCTTAGTTTCGGTGTCTTCCCCTTGTTTGGATTCGCCGCCATCAATCTCTTTATGACGGCCACGGATTTCGACCTCTACCGCTGTGACTTCGCCAGTGTCGTCACGCTGATAAGCACCGGCAAAACGCAGCGGAACCGCGTCAACTTTGGGTGTTCCCCATTGCTGCAACACCAGCTCGTCAATGCCGCCCATCGACCACTCCATGGAAAGCGCATCGTCATCCAGCCCCAAATCAATCGGCGCAACGCCATTCATCCCGCCGCCCCGGTAGTTCTCCAGCTTGCGGGTCAGTTTTGGCAGGGTAATGGACGAGACGATCCCCATGTAATCCCGGCCATCGTTAAACAGGTTCATCAATTTCAGCTTACGTGGCAGTGCCATAAGTCAGGTTTCCTTAGCTGTTGACGGCAGCGGCAAAGTTCACCAGATATTTATCGGTGATACGCTGGCGCAGGGTGAGGTCTTCCAGTGGTGGCACTGGGGTGTAGTCGTAATCGATAAACAGCTTGCCCGCTTTCAGGGTGTCTTTATCGTTGGCGCTGTCGTCATACCAGCAAGTGCCATCAATAATCAGCCCGGCAGATTTCATTTCACGGAATTTGGCATTAATGCTGCCAATCATGTCTTTAACCAGCGTCGGGTGCATCGGGCGGTCTATCGCCCACAACTGCGCCTCGGCCATGGTGTCCGCCAGAATTTGTGCAGTGCGGGTGTAGTTCTCGAAAGCAAACAGTGGATCATCGGAGCAGGTGCGCGAACCCCAAAACTTGAAACCGTCTTTGCGTACAAGGGTGGTAACACAGGCTTGGTTTAGCAGGTCAGCGTCAGTGCCAACGGTCTGCAAATCCCAGTAGACGCTGGCAGAGATACCGGTCACGCCATTTACGCCGACATTAGACAGGGTTTTATGCCAGCCGGTATCAGTATCAATCTTGGCGCGCAAGCCCAGTGCGCGGGCAGTGGCATAAGCAATATCGGTACTGTTGGCGGTGGTGTTCCAGCTCAAAAAATCCGGCCAAATCAACATCAGCTCACGCTGGCTGAAATTGTCACGGTACAAGATAGCCTCGGAAAGGGTTTTGCAACCGTAAGCGCTGATATAACCAAAGGCGCGCAACTTCTGACAGATGCCCGCCAGTGCCGTCGATACCGCCAGATTATCCAGCCCCGGCACACCCAAAATACGCGGGCGCACACCGGTGACAGACTGCGCATCTAACAACGCTTTCATGCCGGTGTAGCGGCCGTTCTCGTCTGCGCCACCGATGATATTAGACGTGGTTTCATCTTCATCTTTACCGGTTGCCACGCGCACCACTATCGTGACCGGGCGGGACTGTTCCGCAATCGCCAGCAGTGATGCAGCCAGTGTGCCTTTTTTACCGGCTTTACCGGCGGCGGCCAGCACGTCAGTAATCAGCACCGGGGTATCAAGGGGAAAGGCTGCCGCGTCGGCATCCTCGGCGGTGCAGACCATGCCGACAATGGCGGTGGAAATAGTGGAAATGACACGCGTCCCCTCGTTGATTTCGAGAACGCGGACGCCGTGATGGTAATCACTCATAGATTAACTCTCTGTTGATTGAGGGTGAGAGTATGGTGACGGCTTACCGCACGGGGGGCGATTGATAGGGGATGTGTGGGAAATGGCACAACGAAAAGCCCCGCAATTGGGGCTAATATAAAATATCAGGCTGACAGCGGCGGCCAGACGGGGACACGATAGCCCTGATTAACCGCCTCCACTAACAGCCACTGCGGCAGCTCCGGCAACTCAATCAGCGGCCAGTTTTCCTGTGTCGGCCATACACGATAACGGGCGCGGGTGGCGATAAGTTCTTCACGTTGTGCCTCTGTCAGTGGCACATCATCAATACAATAATCGCTGACCATTACAGGGTCGGTTGCCACAATAAAATCATCTCGATGCTGGCGCGCTGTTGCCGCCAATTCATCATATGTAAATATTGGGAAAAATAAAATATCAACCCACTCGGGGCGGCCATCAATAACACCAAGTTGTTTATTTATTGGTGGAGTCTTTTTCCAATAGATGGTTAATTCCTCACGGGTTGGAACGATTAAATCATCGGGCAGCGAGTCTCTGTAACTACCATCTTCAATCATATTCACCGAATAAAAAGCAATTATGCTGGGGCTAAACAGTGCATCCATAATTTAATATCCTATAGCAAAGTAATCGATGCCAATTGCAATTCGCGTCGTTGCGTTTGTCCAGCCAGATAAGGCAAAGCTAGCCAGTGATTTACTGGCATATGACGCCCAGGCACCATTGGTATAACTGTTGTTTTGCGACGGATAAACACCCAGTATTTTATTAGGGAACGGGACGGGAAATGTCACTACTACATCACCGGCAGCTGATGTAACGGCTGTACCAAATTGCAAAATAAAGCCGCCCGGAACATCAGGAAATCGCATATAGTCATTCGCGGTGAAAGTTCTCTTACCGAAAATACTCATCAACCCAACCAGTGAAACCAGCTTATCCGCCGTACCCACCTGCATTTCCACATTTGATGCAATTCCCTTTTTAGCTGCGTCGCCTAAACCAAGGTTTTCGAGAGTCTCAGCCAGTGCGGCTGGCCCCTGTGCTTTAATCTCTGATAACAGGTTGGCAATCTGTAAATATTGGTCATGGGGGTTATCGGTTTGTACGTGGTCGCTCATTGCCATTACACCGGCTTTGGCAACCATGTTTACTGCCTTTGAGGTGGCGGCCTGCTTTTCGCTGTCGCTGTCAGTGGCATTACTGTACTGTGCAAAACCTTTCGCGTTCAGCGTAGCGTCCGGATGGTTACGTGATTTCTCGTGCTCAATGAGCAGCTTGTCGGCGTACTGCTTAACCTCAATAATTTTATCATCAACATATTTACGCGTTGCTAGCACCACCGACGGGTCGATTTTCAGCGTAACCGCTGCCGTGCTGCTAACAATTAAAATTACCCGAATAGTTTGGGTACGGCCGCTGCCCTCCTGCATCAGTGGCTTATAGGTTTCGGCACAGTTGGCAATGGCAATTAAATCACCGTCTTTATCCAGCAAACCAATTTCACGAATCCACCACCCGCCCTCAGCCTCTGGAATCACCTGTTCAGCAATAATCTGACTGGTGTTAATCGGGTCAACAGACAAGGTATTGAGAGCGGCGCGGCGCTGTTCATTCACCAGTTGGGTTTGTGCCGGGTTAGGGGTTGGCAGGGTTCCGCCGCCATCCCCGACCGCCATGTGGGTAATCTCTAAGCGGGTGCCGAGCGCGGTGGCGTTCGCCAGCTTGGCCGCGCCGATGTTGGTTAGTAAAGCAAAGAATCTCGCTGTCATGGGTTCACTCTCAGGTCATCAATAATATGGACGGCGGCGCTGGCGTAATCCTCGCCGGTCACGGTTATAGTTTCAGGTAAATAGGGGTAAATGGTCAGCTCATCACCGCTGTAACTGGCAGCGGCCACAAACAGCGGGCCGCTACTGTCGAGATTGATAGACAGGCCGACTAAGTGGCGGCTGCATGGTTTGGCGTCGTCTATCAGCCGCTCCAGCTCTTGATACATCTCTTCGGTAATGCCGGTTTCTAGCACCCCAACATCAAGGCGAAAGGTGCCGGGGGTTTCGTTGGTCTTCCACCACTCAATCACCTTGATGAGATAACCCAGCGGCTCAACTACCCGACGAATTGCACCGATGGTGCCTTTGTGTTTGTGGACGTACTGCGAGGACTTCACCACTGAGCGCTTAGTGGCTTCCGGCCATTTCTCATCCCAGCGATCCACTGACCACGCCCACGCCAAATAAGGCAATAATTCAAGCGGGCAGGTGTCGGCGTTCCACAGCTGGCGAATCGGAATCGGGGTATTCTCCAGTTCGGCACAGGCGCGCGCGGCGGCCACTTCCAGCACCGACGAACCGACAGGGAGTAAGCGGTCAGTCATCGGTACCCCCGACAGTGATAGTGCTGCCGGTGCACCAAGCAGCTTGAGTTTTATCCAGCACCACGTCGGCCAACGGGGCATTAATCACCGCCCGCTGTACCCCCTCAACATGCAGCGCGGCATAGAGTGCTGACAGGCGAATGTCGCGGCCGAGGCGGCGCTGTGCGGTGACAAAGGCAGTCAGTTTTTTCTCAGCCGCAATGCGCACCGGCTCCGCTTCCGGCCCCGGATGCAGGTAGAGCACCGCGTCAATTTCATAGTCTTCAATCCGGGCGGATTGCACCGTCACCCGGTCAGCCACTGGCCGCGTGTTCTCATCATTTAGCGCGGCTTCGACCACCGCCAGCAGTTCGCTTGATGCTTCGCCGTTTCCCTCACGCGATAACACCGTGACCGTGACACAAGCGGGTGTCGGACTGATTGCCGAGGCATCGGCCACCCGGCCATCGGCGCTTTTGGCGTGATACTCATATGCACCGGTTGGCCCCGCCACGCTCAAGCCCTCAAAGGCTTGCGGGATACGCACCCGGAAATCACTGTCAGATTCCATCACCGCCTCAATGGGTGGAATAGCGGCGGGGTCAGCCGGAATAATCACCAACCGCGCAACGTTGTTATTTGCGCCGAGCTGGTCTAAATCGCTGCCGACGGCATAGGCCACCATCACCGCACGAGCGGCATCGTTGACGCGCTGGCGCAATATCACCTCGCGGTAGGCATTTTCCTGTAGCAACTTGACCAGCGGCTCAGATTCCAGCGACAACGTGCGGGCCACTGCGGCACGCTGTTCTTCCGGGTAAAGAGATATCAGCGTGGCTTTGCGCTCAGCCAACAGAATTTCATAATCCAGTTCTTCCACCACAAACGGCGGCGGTAACAGGCTCAGGTCAATGGTTGCCATAGGGTTAGCTCACAGGGATGGTTAAAGAGAGAGGGGCCGCGCCATCAGTGCGGGTGCCGGTGATATCGACCACCATTTTTCCGTCAAAGGTGGTTTCAAAGGTGATGCCGGTCAGCTTAACTCTCGGCTCCCAGCGCAAAATGGCGCTGTAACTGGCGGCCATAATTTGCAGGCGCAGGGCCGGATTTTGTGGCTGGTCAATCAGCTCCGATAACAGCGAACCATAAGCGCGGCGCATCACCCGCGAACCGACAGGAGTAATAAGAATGTCAGCGATAGACTGGCTGATATGGTCAGCATCGGTAATGCTTTGCCCGGCGTTGCGGTTCATGCCGAGGTATTTAGCGGTTGTCATTGAATCCCCTCCGTGTAACTACCACCGCGCTGCACGCCGCCATGGTCATGGTTATCAACCACCACGCCATTAGATGAGAACTTGCCGCCAGAATGCTCAATATTGCCGCTCATCTTGCCGCCTTTCTTCACATTCAACGTGCCGGTAGTCAGGTTGTGGGTGCACTCCACTTCGGGTGTATCCAGCAGGATTTTGACCGAGGCAGTACAGGTGATATTGGGTGCGGTGACAGTGACCGATTCACTGGCATTGATAACCGCCGTTTTGATGCCATCCGCCTGTAACTCGCCACTCTCAGGTTCATAATGCAGGGTCGCACCATCAGGAAAGGTGATATACAAGCCATTCGCCGAGGCCGACGGCGGCGGGAAGTCATCAGAGAAAATGCCCGGCAGCACAAAGGCGGTGTCCAGCTCACCACCGAGAGACAATATCAACACCTGTTCACCCTCGGACGGTGCCCACCATGATCGCGATTGACCGGCGCGCAGCGTCAGCCAGTTTAACCAGCCGGTGATATTGTCTCCCGTTGCCACACGGCACAGGGCTTGGTCGAGATCGACCTCGGCCACCGTACCAATACGGATCAGGTTGCGCAGCAGGCGTAGAATTTCAGTGATTTGGGTTTGAATGTTCATGGGTGAAGCATGTCTTTTTTATAAACATGCTTCAAATAGATGATGTTCTGCTATCTATGGCACAAAAATATATATCTATAAATTTAATTATTTTTTATCATTAATTCAATTTCATGATATTTTTCCGAAAATAATGCACTAGAGCCAGAATTAAGTGTTTCACAAGTAAGAACACCTGCATTAAGAAGCAACAATGGTATTATCCCTATGTAATAATAAAAATCAGCAGCCTTTTTATTGTTATAAAGCAACACTGTCATATCTTTATTATCCTCATCAAACTCTAAATGCCTATTAAGGACGGCTTCTAAACTGCTATGTGCCTCAGTGCATAGTTTTGAATATATTGAGTCGCACTCATCTTTCAACCCTGCCATTGTGAACTTTTCAGCTATGGTTGTTTTGCCATCAACTCTTTGAACTATTTTCTTTAGACTTCTTATTTCGTTCTTATGTTTTTTATAAATCAAACAAAAGTCATCCATTTCCAATAATGACTTAGTATATTTATTGCCTTTTTTGGAACTCCGCATCAATCTCTCTTCTCTTTCGTGAAATTCCAACATAAGTAATTTAAAGTATTCTTCATTGTCATGAATATTTATAACATCAACATAGCACTCTAGAAAAGTTCTAAAAATAGAGTATGGGCCGGTGAAATTATTAGTTTCCAAAAGTGTGATCATCGACCTTGTTAACTCAATCATTGATGAGAATATGCCTATGGCTAATACTGACTTGATAGACTTCTTATTAAACGATATTTCCCTGATATTATTTTGAGAAAATGTAAGAGACTCTTTTAGAATGTCCATTTGATTACCTTTTTCACCCAGTTTTTAAATTAGACTAGCAGAAATAACATATTGTTAGACTATTATTTTCCGATGTAACTTAGTACAGCACTTTCCACAATAGCAATATCTTGCTGACCGAAACCGAGCAACGGCCGCTCGTCATACTGCACATCTTTGCTGTGCACGTTCGGGCGGTCACGCAGGCCAAAATGATGCACCCGCGCCATGCGTTCCACGCGCCCGGCAAACTCGACCACCGCCTCATTTGGGCTACTGTTGGCTTTCATATAGCGGGCGGTGCGCAACTTGGCGAACATTTCCCGCTTAATCCGGCCTTTTGGCTTACGCAATGGTTGAGATTTACGCGCGGCATACGGGGTGCCGTCGGGCGCTTGCTGGCGTTTAATGCGTTGCTGTTGACTGGCCCGCAGGCGTTTGGCAACTGTCACCGCCAGCGCTTTGCGGGCTTTGGGTGTCAGACTGGCAATCAGCCCGGCCAATGCGTCATCAAAGGGTTTCAGCTCATTCATTTGACTGTTTCACCGTTAAAGTAGATGGCTGTTGGCCGTGTTGGCGTACCCGGCCACGCCGGTTCCAGCGCATGGTTAACATGCAGTGCACCGTCTACCTCTTTCACAATGGCCCGCTCGGTCAATTGTAGGTCGATACGGATATCACTCAGCACATCGCTAATGACATCAACCTTATGAATAAAGCCGGTGCGGCGCTTTTCTTCTGTCGCCATAATGTCAGGTTGATGCTCCCGCAGCCATGCCAAAATCGGCACAAAGAGATAATCAACATCACTGGGGAAATCCTCAATAAACAGTGTCAGCGTATATTGATTTTCAAAAGACAGCGACGGGGCCAGTGTTGAGACAATGCGCCCGCCATCAACAAACATTTTCAGCCGCTCCGGGTTAGTCTGGAACAGTTGCAGACTGTCGGTTAAGGCTTGGCGTAACAGTTTGGGTTTTAACATGGTGTTGTTCCTGACACTGTTTAACGGCTTCCACTTGCAGCCCACAGGCCACCAGTGCGGCTTCTAACTGGCGGATATCGGCACTTAAATCACCGTTAACCGCCGGGTTGCTGCCCGGTAGCGGGCAACTGTTCACTGTCGGACAGCCAACGTAAATAATCGTTGGGGTTGGCGAACGTGGGGCGCTGGTGCAGCCGGATAACGTCAGCAGGCAAAGCAGTAGCGAACCAATCACGCAAGACTTTATTTTCATTGAGTAACCTTTGAATTCTCTGTTCACGGGATAATGACAAGGTGCTGGCATGGCCCAGTGATTGCCGTAATGCCCGCTCATTGTCTGCCTGTTGCCGGGCCTCATCTTGCAGGCGGGTGATCGCATTGTCCCGGCTCTCAATTCCGGCGGATAAGGTGCCAATAATCCGGTTGGCACTGTCGATATCGTGGCTCAGGCGGTTGGCATACCATCCCAGCGCAACCAGTAACGCGACTATCACCATCATGACTATGCGCATATCAGACCCCGCTCAGGCAGTGTGTTTGCTCGGTGGTGCGGCGACGCTCTAACCCTTTGGTTTTCACGCCATTGACATAGACCCAGCGCGGCAACTGATTGCAGGCGCTGCGCCAGTCGCCCTTGTTGACAAAAAAGGCCAGCGTCGAGCGGCAGGCCGCACCGGTGCCGACGTTAAAGGCAAACGACACTACCGCGTCATACACCGGTTGCGGCATAACAAGCGGCATACACACCGCTATTGCCCGCTCAACCCGCTGCACGTCAGCCACCAGATTGACCGCCACCTGTCGCTCACTGATAACACTGCCCGGCTTCACCCCGGCGGTGTGACCGATGCCATTTGTCCAGACGTTGGCGCTGCATTGGTAGGCGTTGAGCTGGCAGCCCTCATAATCGGCAATCAGTTTTAGCCCGGTGGCCGATGTTTTTAAGGTTTGGTAGTTTGGCAAGGTGGCGGCCAGTGCCAGAATGACCCCGACCAGACAGCGCTTAACGATTGAGTTCATCGAACACCTCCCGCCTGATAACCACTTCTTTCAGCAAGAAATAGCTCTTGCGCCGGTAGTACCAGTTGATAAGACAGGTGGCAGCAGCGGCCACCGCCGCGACATAAAACGCGATATCTTGCGGACTCAGTGCGCCAATAAACGCCAGTACCAGCGCCAAGACATAGGCCAGCGCAGAGCTGATTTTCTCCATTTTCAATCCCATAATTGAACGGTTTCACGTTGGGCCGCCGGGGCCATGTCGGGCAACGCCACCGGATAACCGTGGGGCAGAATGGCCCCCAGTTCCGACAGCCCCGGATTCGCGTCATAGACTTGCTCCAGCACATCCTGTGTGCGGCCATAATGCCGCCAGCACAGTGCGTCGAGCGTGTCGCCTTGCAACGCGTTGACCTGCATCAGATAAGGCCAATAATGTTGTGAGGCTTACCGGCAATATTGCGAATGCTAATCCGCGCATCACGCCACAACTCATCAACGGTACTTTCAATGGCCTCCGCGCGTTTATCACCGCGCGCGCTGGCGTCATAGCCGCGATAACGCTCGGCCAGCAGCGCGGCCGTAATGGCACAGACCGCACTTTGGTACTCGGCCAACAGGATGCTTTCGCCGTCCAGTTGCTCGGCCTGCACCTCGGCCAGTGTTTTAAAACCATCCGCCATCTGGTCACGGCGGTACTCGAACAGCTCGGCGTTGACCTCAGCAATAGCGCTCTTGATGGTGAAGCGCAGGCGCTCGGCGGTGACGGTTCCTTCAAGACGCAACAGCTCGCGCAGTTTTATCGGGTCAACCGCAGGCCAGAAAAAGGTATTTTCAATCACCGGTTCGGCCGTTTTGTCTGGCCGTGGCGCGGGGATAACAACAGTGGTCATGGCAACCTCAATATCAGAATGGGTGGGCGGTGGACGACGGCGTTAACAAGGTAAACCCTGTTGCGGCCATCGTGCCGCCCGGCTCGGGGAGCGTTCGGGTTAGCGGCTGGCGGCGTTCTTTAACTTCACGGCCAGTCGCTCAATGTCTTTTTTGACGCCACAACCGGTATGCAGTTGGAGTGCACGGTGAAGATGGGACAGGGCCAACTCGCCCCGACCACTGTCACGCAGCACATAGCCGGTGATTTTGTGCAGTTTGGCGCGCACTTGGTCGGGCATGTCTTCATCTTCCATCAGCTCAATGGTTTGCAGCAGAGGCTCAATATCAATCGGCTTACCGGTGGCATAGGCGCGCGCCGCAGCGTCCGCGACTTCCTCGGCAATCAGGTAGGCGGTAGAGCGGGTAAAGCGGTCAGTTGGCACTAACTGATAACGCAGGGCATAACGGGCGATATCCAGTGCGCCGGGAATATCCCCGGCATCCAGCCGCCAAATCATAATGGTCATGACAATGGCGTCCTGCGCGCCTTTCCCCTCACTCAACACGCCAGAGATCCACGGCATGTACTCCGGCAATAACTGCCGCTTCAGCTCGGCTTTGCGCTCGTTTGAACGTACTTGTTTCAGCTTGCGCTTATCTTCATTGAGCTTGAGCAACATCAACTCGTAGCCGGTGGCGTGGCGCAGCGGGTTATCCCGCAGTTGTGAGGCAGCAATAGCCGACTGTTGGATAAAGTGGCGACGCGCAGGACTGGTCATAACTTATTTACTCCCTTTGGCGGCCGGTGCTTCTTCTGTGGTTTCCGGGGGAATTTCAGTAGCGGTTTCCGCTGTGGCATCCTCCGGGTTAGACGCCACTTTCACCGCAGCCATGATCGCCGCAGCCAGGCCGTCATAGTTTGGGGCATCCGATACCATCAATGCGGCCGCAGCAGGTGCCGAGGTACTATCTTTTTTCGCCGGTAAGATTTCGATGTTTTCCACCAGACAGCCACAGGCGTAATCTTCCACCACATAATCCTGTTTAATGGATTCGTAGTTTTCGATACGGTCACGCTTGGCGTTCTCATCAATATGGCGGCGGTGCGAATCTTCCAGCCAGTAAATAGACAGGTTATCGAGACGGGTAATCAATAACGCATTAGGTGGGAAATACGGCACACTGACCGCTGGTAAATTGCCGATGCGTTTCTGGCTGATAATTACATCCGCAGCGATGGTTTCACTGTTGTCCTGCTCTTTATTGACCAGCGGGAAGTATTTATCCTGCATCAAATTACGACCCGTAATGACTACCAGTTCAGGGTCTTCCTGATACCATTCGGCAATCATGGAACTACGAGCATCCATCACCAGCGCGTCCAAATTGACGTAATCACCACCATGACCCACGCGGATTTTTTCTGACACAACCTCGCCATCTTCGCCGATAATTTTGCTCATAACACGCTTGGGTGCGTTGTTGCGATATTTTTGTAACCAGCCCGGCGCGATATCCTGCAACAGCGGATTTAGCGCGCGGTTAGAGGTTTTAGCGCGGTGCGTGCCGTTGAAACCAATAATGATGCGGTCAAGTGCTTGACGTTGGATAATGGCATCACGTAAACGGGTCTGGAAGTCCTGATAACGCGCCCACAGATCAAGGGTGTTATAGCGCATATGGAAATCGAAATTCACCTGTTCACAGAAGTACTTCTCACTGTCCAGTGAGGCAAACTCGGCTGTTTCGCGTTCGTCGCCGCCATCAGTATCGGTGGTGCTGGCAACCGAACCATTCACCCCTAAGCCGATTTTTTCAGCCGTTAACTCGGCGACTGGCACAATATTGATGCGGCTCAGAAATTCTGAGGACTCTTGAACGCGGGTCATGATGGTTTGCGTGACGGAGGGTTCGACGCTGAACTTTTTATTCAAGTCGCCGGTATCTACTCCGTTCAGCTCGGCTTGACGAGTCAGATAGGCATTAAATTTAAAGCGAGTTTTTTGGCGCATAATAATCCTGATTCAGTTAAATAAGGTGTTAATGAAATAACCAGTGGGCCGCACAGCCGGCGGCCAGTGACCCCAACTAGCAGTCGGTCAATACATCGTTTTGATTGTTGCCGCCGGTGGATTCCGGGCGCTTGGTCTGGCTAAAGTTTTCAGTGATAGAAAGCTTGGTTTCTAGGGATGTAACCCCTTGTTTTCCCTTTTCGATGCTCTGTTTCAGCTCCACCACGTTGTCAGTGAGTTGTTTCTCAATGGCGGCAAAGCGGGCTTCAATGGTTTCCCCCTGTTCCTGCACATGCACTGCCACGGCATTCACCGCCTCATGCACATCATTAAAACGGGCGTCATCGGTTGCCTGTTTACGACTGAATACTGACTTCACCATGCTGAGTAAGGTGACACCCGGCTCGGCCACGTCTTCAAATTCCAGTTGCACTTCAACCGCCGCAGAGAAAAAATTATCCGGGTGAGATTTACGGGCGGCCAGTGGGTTGTGTTTGGCTTTGGCGCTGAATTCCAGCATTTCAGTCCCAAGGCTGGCGGGGTCATCGGTCACTGCCAGCCCGACCAGATAGGCTTTGCCGGTATTGGCAAAGTTCGGGCGAATTTCCATGGAGGTATAGATTTTCTGCGATGCTTTGTTCATCTGCACCAAATCATCGGTTGGGCTGATTTGGGCGAACAACGCACGCTTACCGTTCAGGATGGAATCGTCTTCAATGGTTTCCGCTTTAAGTGCTGATACATCGCCATAACGGCGGAAAGGGCTGTCAGGGAAATAACTTTTCAAATGCTCCAGATTGATGCGGCAACCGTAGACGCGCGGGTCAAATGACTCGGCCATCTGGTTGATATCGTCGGCGTCAATCACTCGCCCGTCGCAGGTATCCCCCTCAACGCCGATACGAAAATACTTAGAAACTTTCTTAGCCATGAGCGGCTCCATTCAGTGTGATTATGGTTGTTCGGTTCGGGGCTTAGTTTCCTGATGGATGGCGATGGCAACAACGAAAGCCAGTTGTGACGGGGCTGGCACAACAGCGAGGACGCGCAGAGAGTCGGGTTGGTCGCGTAGCCTAATGGCATGAATACGACACCGAGCACCATCATCAGCGACCCACGGCGACAGGCGGCTTTGCTTTACTGGCAGGGCTTTTCTGTGCGCCAGATTGCGGACACGCTAAGCCTGAAATCGCCGACTGTGCAGAGCTGGAAGAAGCGCGACGGGTGGGACGCCATTGCGCCTATTTCTCGTGTAGAAACCAGCATGGAAGCGCGGTTGATTCAGCTCATCATGAAAGACGCCAAAGAGGGGCGGGATTTTAAAGAGATTGACCTGTTAGGCCGTCAGATTGAACGACTGGCGCGGGTGAACCGCTACAGCCAGACCGGCAGCGAAGCGGATTTAAATCCGAATGTGGCGAACCGCAATAAAGGGGAGCGCAAGACCCCGGATAAAAACCTGTTCAGCGAGTCAGCGATTGAAAAACTGGAATCCATTTTTCACGAAAATATCTTTGATTATCAGCGTAATTGGTTTGAGGCCGGGCTAGCCCACCGTATCCGCAATATCCTGAAGTCGCGTCAGATTGGCGCTACCTTCTTCTTTGCCCGCGAAGCGCTGTTAGATGCCATCACCACCGGGCGTAACCAGATATTTTTGTCCGCCAGTAAGGCACAGGCGCACGTGTTCAAAAGCTACATTATCGACTTTGCCCGCATGGTTGACGTTGACCTGAAAGGCGACCCGATGGTGTTACCGAACGGTGCGCGTTTGTTCTTTCTCGGTACTAACGTGCGCACCGCGCAGAGCTACACCGGCAATCTCTATCTTGATGAATATTTCTGGATACCCAAGTTTCAGGAGCTGCGCAAAGTCGCCAGCGGCATGTCATTGCACAAAAAATGGCGTACCACCTATTTCTCCACCCCGTCGAGTCTGGCGCACAGTGCCTATCCGTTTTGGTCTGGTGAGCTGTTCAATAAAGGCCGCCGCAATAAATCCGACCATATCCAACTGGATCTCAGCCACAGCCATTTGGCTCGTGGTGCGCTGTGTGATGATGGTCAGTGGCGGCAGATAGTCACAGTTGAAGATGCACTGGCGGGCGGCTGTAACCTGTTTGACCTCAACCAGCTCTCACTGGAATACGGCCCGTCAGAATATCAAAACCTGTTGATGTGCGAGTTTGTGGACGATCAAGCATCCGTCTTCCCGTTCGCCGAGTTGCAGGCTTGTATGGTGGACAGTCTGGAAGAGTGGGAAGACTACAACCCGTATTCGTTGCGGCCGTTTGGGCATCGCCCGGTGTGGATTGGTTACGACCCGTCCGAGGCCAACGGCGGCGACAGTGCCGGGTGCGCGGTGATCGCACCGCCAATGGTGCCGGGCGGCAAGTTCCGCGTATTGGAGCGCCACCAGTGGAAAGGGATGGATTTTGAGGCGCAGGCCAAGCATATCGAAGAGTTGACGCATAAATATTGCGTGGAATACATCGGTATTGATGCGACTACCGTCGGGCAAGGCGTTTTCCAGTTGGTGCGCCAGTTCTTCCCGGCCGCAAGGGAAATCAAATATACCCCTGAAATCAAAACCGCCATGGTGCTGAAAGCCAAGCACACCATTAATAACGGCCGTCTGGAATATGACACCGGCCACACCGATATCACCCAGTCATTTATGGCCATTCGCAAGACTATGACCGCCAGCGGTAAGAGTTCCACTTATGTCGCCAGCCGCAGTGAAGAAGCCAGCCACGCCGATGTGGCGTGGGCGATTATGCACGCCCTGTTAAATGAACCCCTTACCGCGACATATGGCGGTCACAGCCCTAACTTCTTGGAGTTTTACGGATGAGTAAGCGCAAAGGCCGCAAGGCATTAAGTCGCCCGGCGACTAATCACACCGCCAGCCAACAGCAGCCGGTAGAGGCATTCACCTTTGGCGAACCCTCCGCCGTTCTCGACAAGCGGGAAATACTGGATTACATCGAATGCACCGGTAACGGTAAATGGTATGACCCGCCGATTAGCTTTGATGGACTGGCGCGCAGCTTCCGGGCGGCGGTGCATCACAGCTCACCGCTGTATGTGAAGCGCAATATTCTGGCGAGTACCTTTATTCCACATTCGATGCTCAGTCAGCAATCATTTAGCCGCTATGCACTGGATTATCTGGTGTTTGGCAATGCGTTTTTAGAGGTTCGCCGCAATCAACTTGGCGCGCCACTGCGACTCGACCCCAGCCCGGCCAAGTACACCCGCCGGGGGCTGGAAAAAGATTGCTATTGGTTTGTGCAGAACTGGAAAAATGAACACCTGTTTGAAGCTGGTAGCATTTTCCACCTGATAGAACCCGATATCAATCAGGAACTTTATGGCCTGCCGGAATATCTCAGCGGCTTAAATTCGGCTTGGCTCAATGAAGCGGCCACACTGTTCCGCCGCAAGTATTACCAGAATGGCGCTCACGCGGGATACATCCTGTATATGACCGATGCGGCGCAAAGTAGCAGCGATATTGAGGCGATGCGTAAAGCGATGCGCGACACCAAAGGGTTAGGCAATTTTCGCAACCTGTTTATGTACGCGCCCAACGGTAAAAAAGACGGCATCCAGATTTTACCGTTGAGCGAAGTCGCCACCAAAGATGACTTTTTTAATATCAAGAACGCCACCCGCGACGACTTGCTCAGTGTGCACCGGGTGCCACCGCAGATGATGGGGATTATTCCCAACAATACTGGCGGTTTCGGTGACGTGGCGAAAGCATCACAAGTCTTTGTCCGCAATGAGTTAACGCCGCTGCAAGAACGATTGAAAGAGGTGAATGACTGGATAGGGCAAGAGGTGATCCGGTTCAAGCCTTATGAACTGATAAGCGAGGATTGATATGGGACGTAAAGCGCCAACACCACCGCCATATAACCCCGGCGATATTGTGAAGAGGCCCGCGCCACCGCCTCAGCCACCGCAAAAATGCGAAACGAAACGAGCAATAATTATGGAAACTCAAACTAACCAGAAAATCACAGCGCAACTGGCTGTTGATATTCTTAATCAAGCGTTGTCACTTGACCCGGATTGTATTACTGCGCTGGTATCGCATCGAATAAAGTGTAACGCGACGTTAGCCCATGACTCTGAGGTGATGTGTGGTATGTCTAAAGACAAATACATGACTGGCGCGCTTGGCGTTATCAACTCACTGGTTACAGACGGCTTTGTTGCTGCACTGTATACAGATGAAAAAAAGCTGGCAGCGTTTCAAGTTTGCAAATAGTTAATTGATATTTTTTAATATCATAGCCGCCGAACCGGGCGGCTTTTTCATGCCCGAAAAGTAGCGATTCCAACACCTCGCGCCATACGCCACCAGACGCCCGCCACGCCCTCGCACCCCATGAACACGCATTGATTCCCAACCCAACCGAACGCAGCACCACGGCCCGCCCAAGATCGATAAATAAGGGTATCAAAACCCTTTGCGCGCAATGCTATCCCCGCCACGCCTGCGCGCTTTGCAGGTCGCTTTTCATGCACTTGCATGATCCATTGAGATCCGCGCCGGAACTGGCGCTAACAGGGGAAATAGGGGAGGGGATCAACATGCGGAATCATGCACTATATGCATGCATGACCCAAATCACGATGGGAGGCCACACATGCATTATTTTATGGGGGATTTATCAGTGCGATTTTTTACCGTCGGCGTTATAGAAAATCTCATCATAATTTTGGCTCGTGACTATCTGGCTGGTCAGGTCTGATATCAACGACATGGCGACAAGAAACTCGCTATTACTACACTGTGCAACTTGCGAAACTTCAGCAATAAACTGAATTCTTGATAGTGTTAATTCTATTTTATCAACGGGTTTCAATGCAGGCTCCTTATTATACTGTATTTATATACAGTATCGAGTAAAACAATATTCAGGTCAATACTGTATATGGCTGTTTAGTTAAATCAGATGCTTGTGACGCGCTATATGTTGTAAAAGTAATCCGCCGTGACGCGTCACAATGGTTTAACTGCACTAATTAATAAGCTGTTGATACCTTTGGTTTGCCAACACGCCGCTTCACCCCGTAAACAACACCCATTTGGATCGCCCGGCAAGGTATCGCCACATTTGCCACAGCGTTGTTTACCCAGCTCGGCTTGTTGCTCTTTTAGTCGCTGGTTATCTTGTCGAATCAGCAGCGCGATATATTCCGGTAAATCGTAAGCTGGCCGGAACAGACGCCGGGCGGTCATGCCCTCGATTAGCATGGCGTATTCTTCTGGTTCAAGCCGAGCGCGAATTTCATTGATACCGGCAGATTTATCACGCTGGCGCTGTGCCTGTTTGCGGGTTGTGGCGGCGGTTTTAGTCATGGTTTTCCTCTTAGGTAGATTAATCATCGAATTCCGGCCAGTCGGACAGTGCCGGGTAATGGATCACTGCATCACCAACAGCCATTTTTGCCCCACGGGCTAACGATTCCAGCTCCCAACGTTGGGCGCTGATATCTTTCAACAGTAAATCGTTGCGGATTTGGGGGATGCGCTGGCGTTCTTCGCGGGTTAAACGGGCGGATGGCGCAATAAGTCGGCCCTTGGTGGGGTCATAACTGCGTTGCATCTTGCTTATCGTTGGCTGTTTCTCTTTAACGCGGGCCACAATCGCCCTCACGGCGGCAGTGTCCGACCAGTCAATAACGGTATCCGGTGGGTATTCCATCGCCGCCACAGGCGTTTTATCCTGCCCGTTGGGGTCATTTGGCGCTTGGGTGTTTTCACCTAACCCACAGTTATTGACAGGACTCCGAGGCGTGCCAGAGGCGCTTTTCAAAGTCAAAAGCTCAACGTCAACGGCACCAGCAACGATGCGCCATTGGGTTGTGCGGGTTTCATGAATATGGTCAGCGCCCAAATGCGGCGCGTAGATACCGACGACTTTCTGTACTTCTTCATCGTAGGCGTTGAGTTCATCGGCGACGCGCTTGGCTAACCGGACGGTCTGATTGCCGCAATTGGTGCCACCTTGCGCCATGATGTAGGCAGCAAAATCACCCTCATCAGCCGCATGGCGCACAGCTTCCACGGTTTCGTCGAAAGTCTCGGCCAGACTAATAGAGCGGATACGGCGACACTCGCGATAGACTCCCATGGAAGGAAGACCAATCGGGCGAAATTGAGGGATGCGCCACGTTGCCGCCCACGCTGTTACCGCCGCAGCGGAGTCAGTCAGCAGCTCACCGGTTTCATGGTCACGTTCACCCTCAAGCGCATAGCCGTCGATATTCTTGGCAATGTATTTAGCGATGTAGCCAGCGGCCCCGCCTTTGTTCATGTGCTTGCACTCAAAGCGATATTTAGCGGCTCCGCGCTCGTCACCATCTTCTTTCAACGCATAGCGGCGCATGATATCGATTACCTGCTGGCGCTGGCGGCGTTGGCAAAACAGCATCATGTGCCAGTGCGGTGTACCGTCGTGGTGCGGTTCAACTACGCGCATTCCGTAGACGCTTAATTCGTTGTCTTTAAAAGCGGTGCGCATTTTGCTCCAAATGTTGCAGAGATAGCGCTGGCCGTCTTTGGGTGAATAGGCTTCATCATTCCACTTATGATTAAGCTGTACTTTCTCGTTGTCGCCTTTCCCAACAACGCGAGTCGGGTGATATTTGGACGGGGTGGTGATGGTCAGGAACATACCGACGTGCTTTTGCCCGGCAGCATATTTTTCCGTGAAAGCGATGGTGTTCATTAGCTCCATGCGGCGAATTTCTGGATTAGAAATACTCGCCATCACCTTATCAATCAGGTCGATGCGCTCACCGGTTTCAATATTTTCTAACTGGCAGCTTTTGAGATATTCCAAATTAGACTGGCGACGGGCGAACACTTCGCGGATAGCCTGCTTACTGGCATAAGAAGACGCTGAAATATCCCGGCTAACATTACCGACAGCAATCAATAACGCTTCCCGCCAGCGGGTGCGCTGTGCTTTGAGTTTGCGCTCCCACCATTCAGGATTAACCAGACGTGACAGGCTGGCGATAGCAGAGGTGATATCTAAACGACCTTTCAGATATTTGCGCCAGTGCATCGGAGTGATATTAAAAGCGCGCGCCATTCTGGCAAGATCGCCGTAAATACGAACCTGTATATCGGTCTGCAATAAAACAGCCCTGTCACCCTGATTAGCCTTAATGCATTCATCACAATGATGGTTGTACGCCACCATTAGCTCATCACCGATTTTGCGGGCAAAGCGGCGCAGCTCTTTATCATGCATACCCGCTAGGCTGGCATAGGTTGGGGCATCAATGGAAAAACTCATTGATGCACTGAGGCGCATAACATTTTTGCTATTGACCACCTGAATACGCGGCCAGATACGCTGGTCAAAGACAAACACCAGCCATTTGTTAGCGTCGTTTAGCCCTTTATTGGCTAACAGGTATTGATAGCGAGAAATAAACTGGCTACGCAGAAAGTGAGGCAGGTTATTGATTTTGTCTAAAACGGCTTGCCCCTGAATCAGTTGTTCACGGGTAAGCGGTCTTTGAATACCGGGCAAAGTTTCGCGTGGTTTGCTGCCGGGGTAGGTATAGGCAGGAACAGCAGCGCCGCTGCCCGGATAAGGCAACGGCGGAGTTGGGGTAATACGGCCACGGATTGAATCGGTCATTTGGCTGAAAAGGCTTCTTGGCACAGTTTACCTATGCGACCAATTTCATTCCCAAGCGATGCAAAACTATTAATCTGAGCTTCACCTATATTGCGCTTTATTAATCCCTCAACCAGTTGTGCAATAGTTGGATAATAAGCAATTGGCTCTAAACGTTCCTGCCCCTCACTTTTACCTTTTTGGCTTACTTTTACTTCATTGAGAATAAATTGCAGACTGTCAGAAGTAACAACGTGTTTTTCACCGATTTTAATATGCATAATAAATCCTTTATTTAGGTAATAAGTTAGGAGAGTGAAAATCTTTAAATCCTTTCTCACATAATTCAGCAAGGCGTTTAGTTTCCTCGACCAGTGCCGGAATAGAATTAATGCCTGAACGATAAATACGATGATGAACTAGATCACTTACTAAACTAACCCTTGTCGGATAATGAGCAATTACGGCTAACACCCTTTCATTTTCTTTAGTGAATTTAATCTCGTGAAGAACGAGGTTTGGAATGCGATTTAGAGTTCGGGTTGGCTCACGCAAAGTAATTGCGTAACGAGCATCAATGATAATTTCGGCAGTCATCAGTGTTGCGCCTGCGCTTGGTTGAGTATTCCCTCTGCTACTTGGTTAAGCAGCTCCGCCGCTTCTACGCCGTTCAGCTCTCGGTTTAGAATTTGATTAGCAATTTCATCTAGACGAAATGAAACTAGCGCGGCCTGATTCTTTCTTTCATCCATGCGCGCTTCATTGAGCATTAGCTCCATTGATTCAACTGACGTCATTGTGATTGTGCTCTCACTACCCGGCTTTGCGGGGTCTACGAAAACCCATATATTCTGTTCTGTATTCTGCATAGATAACTCCTGTTTTTAGGCAATACGAAACCCGGCGAGTAGAACGCCATATATTGCGATGATAATTAATTAATAATATTCAGCGCGCAGTCATCATTACTGACAAACGACGGCAGCGAACGAGTAAACTCAATTAAGTAATTTAACGCTTCAACAACAGATTCTCTTTCTGCTGGAGTTAACTCTGAAAACTGCATATTCACATGGCGTTTTTTTAACCCTGCATGAAAACAAATTGTTTTACGCAAATGTGCCGGTGATTTGTCAAAAGCCTCCTGAGCAACATTCTTTCTATTACGGAAATGCGTTTCTTTTAATTCAGCAATACGAGCAATACCCGTCATTCTTAATTTTTCAGCTTCCGTTAATTGCAGCATATAACCCCCAATTAACGTCCGAACAGACGACGTAATATTGGCGTCTTCTTTGCAGAGGACAATTCTTGTAAAAGCGCCTTTTGATTACTTCCCGGCTTCCAGCGCTGGCCGTTCTTCAACTCCAGCACACCGTTACCGAAATGGCGCAGGTTTACCGGGCTTTGCTGTTTTAACAATGGGGCAATAGAAATAATCATAAAGACACCTCAACTCAAACCAGCTACAGCACTCAAGCCGCTAATAACATCAACGGTTGAAGCAAGCGCGGGGGTTGATTGAATGCGCGCCTGCACCGTCAGGCCAATAAGTGACAGATGGCGAATCGCAGTATTGACGCTATCCAACAGTGCAGATTTGCTGAATGCTGTTTTGTGATTACCTTGCACCGCAGCGGCAGCAATAGAACCTACGGCGGCAGTAGCATGTAACGCATAAGTTGGAATATTACCGGGGCAGGCTTCATTGACTGGCACTGACGGCATGCAATTGATTTGTGACAGCAGGCCGTCTAATAGCGTCGGGTCTTCGGTCAGGTCGGTGATGCACAGTAGTTCGTCAACGGTCAGGCGGTGTGGCTGGTCAGGATTCAATTTGTTACGCAACACTTGCGCCGAGATCTCTGCGTTTGCTGCCAACTCGACTAAATTGTGCTTTAAAGCAAACTGACGGCAGGCGTTGTCAAAGTGCGGATGTTTGGACACTGAAAAATCAAACATGGCTTACTTCCTCACATATGCCGACAATTAGTTGGCAAATTTGAATGTCGAACATTACTGGTTTGCCGCTTCTTTAGTGAGAGCGATCATATTTACGAGAACCTTTTCCATTTTGCGAACTTTCTGGCGGATAGGTAGACGACCATCTTTCACCATGCCACGGCAGGTTTCATAAGGGATTCCACTCAATTTTGAGAACTCGGGCAGGGATAAATAAGGCGAGGTTACTGTGATTGCAAGGTTTTGCATCATGGTGCATCCTGTAATGTGTGGTTAATGCGGGTTAATTTGTGTCTGAGTACAATAATGAGGAATTTAATCCTCAAATGCGTACGAGTCAATATTATTTCGGCGGGAATATTGAATGATTTTTAGTGGCGGACAAGCTGTTGTTGATAGGTTATTGAAAGCCTACGGTTTTTCAACGCAACGTGAGCTTGTAGGAAAAATAGGTGTTGGTCATGGAACAGTAAGCACGTGGATTAAACGTGGGTATTTTCCCGGCAAAGAAATTGTTCAGTGCGCTCTTGAAACGGGCGCATCTTTACAATGGTTAGCAACTGGGGAGGGTGAACCGTGGGAAGCCGACAAAGTTACTAATGAAAAAGAACACGCTAAATTAATTCAGCATAGAAAGTTGGTTGATGGATTGTTAACCGATGCCAGCCCCGTATTACTTGACCCTGAATTACTTCCAGTACAGATAGATGAACCTGAGTTGATTTCTTCACCTAATGCCAAGAGTTCATTTCTGGTTGAACATCAATTCAAGAAAATCACTGATGGCCTGTGGCTTATTGAAAAAGCGGGAGTTGTATCTATCAGTGAGCTTACCCGTTTACCGGGTGATATATGGCGTATCAATGATGTAAATTGGCCGGTTAGTGAGGTCAGTATTTTGGCTAAAGTTGTTGGGGAAATTACAGGCTATTAATAGCCTGTACTAAAAAGTAATCGGCGCACTAATGGAATAATAATCTAATGAAATTATTAGCTAGTGCAGTAATTGGTATTCTTCTTTTATCTTTACCTACGATCACTATGGCAAAAAACTATCCCTGCTCCGGAAAAAAGGGTGGGGTATCCCATTGTGAAAATGAGAAATTTGTCTGTAATGATGGCTCTATTAGTAAATCAAAGAAAACCTGTACACGTTAGTTTTTAATCAGATGTTTGTCGGGTTGTATATCAAACATTGACTACTGTTTTTATATACAGTAAATAGGCCCAAGGGATTATTCTTGAGGACTTATTTATGGCAGTACGGAAGTTACCCAACGGGAAGTGGGTCTGTGATTTTTACTCAGATGGCCGTGATAGTAAGCGGGTTAGGAAAACCTTTGTTACTCGCGGCGAGGCGTTGCGCTTTGAACGTGAGCAGTTAGCGCAACGTGGTGATCTGGATATTGACTACACCCCGGCAGAGACTGCCGCGCAGAGGTTAAAAACATTGGTCGGTCAGTGGTATGAACTCCACGGGCGCTCTTTGAGTGACGGCAAAGCAAGATTAGATAAACTCAATATCCTGTGTGATAACTTGGGCGATCCTGCTGTTGCCGATTTTGACCGGGAAGTGTTCGCCAAATACCGCAAGCAGCGTTTAGCCGGTGAGTTTAGTCGTAAGCCAAAACACGGAATCGTTAAACCGCCAAAAGAGGCAACGGTCAACCGCGAACATGCTTATCTGCGAGCTGTCTTTAATGAGTTGAAAAGGCTAGGGCATTGGAATCATGCAAATCCGCTGGATGGCGTCAGGTTATTTCGTGAAAGTGAAAACGAATTAACTTTTCTTTATGAGGACGATATTAAGCGTCTACTGCATGAGTGTGACAACTCCAGCAATAAAGATCTCGGTATCATTGTTCGTATCTGTCTAGCCACCGGTGCGCGCTGGAGTGAAGCGGAGCAACTAAGACAAGCTCAGGTGATGCCAAACAAAATTACTTATATCAACACCAAGAGTAAAAAGAACCGTACAGTCCCTATTTCTGCGGAACTGCATAAACTGATTCCAAAGATGAAAGGGCGCTTATTCGTCAATGCCTATGACGCATTCGGTCAAGCTATCGACCGGGCCAAGCTGGTATTACCTACCGGCCAGTTAACCCACGTTCTACGCCATACTTTCGCCAGTCATTTTATGATGAACGGCGGTAACATATTAGTACTGCAACAAATCCTCGGGCACTCCACTATCCAAATGACCATGCGCTACAGCCACTTTGCACCGGATCATTTAGAAGCGGCGGTGAGTTTGAATCCATATGATCGCATTTCAAAGAAGTGCTGACTGTGTTCTGTAACTGGGCACAATAAAATCTGACAGTCGGCTAAGAGCGAAAAACGGGAGTGCCTACAATTCCAGTTTTGGTTGGTGGTAGCTAAAAAGCCCTAAACGGGGCTTTTCTTAACCAATACTGTTTTTCTTAAATTTCATCACTGTCTTATTATATCTAACTTGACAGTTATCGAATTTTTCTTTAGTTATTCTCTCAATTTCGTCACATTTATATTTTACCAATTGTTCTGAGAGATTGGAGTTGTTGGCAGTTAAAATTGTTTTAATAGTAGCTAATTTGTCTTTATTGTTAGCACAAGCATAATACAAATTGTACAAGGTATGATCTTGAGTAAATTCTTCTACATCTTTATCAAATTTTGTATAAATATTTTCTAACTCATAAAAATCAGAAAGACTTCTTACATAACCTTTTAACTTTGGTGTTGATAGCTCTTCTATATTGGAAGAACAAGCTTCGCTAAAAATAGTTTTTAGATTTTCTACCCTACCTAACAAACTTTGAATTTCTTGTGCAGATGGTAAAGGCGGGAATGTACAAAGCTTTTCAATATACCAGTTGCTTGTCATCCCTTTTTCACCTCGTGTATGGCGTAAGACATCAACATTCAAATCCCAATTTTTTGTTTTTTGGGCTTGATATAAATATGTCAAAACAATGTCTGGAAAACCATTGTAAAGGTGGTTGGTTTTCTTTTTCATTGTTTGAATATTTTGGGATAGCGCACCATAAACACCGGATAAAGAAAGAAAACTTTCTTTATAGACAATCAATTTCTCAATATTTTCTCTTCTATCAATCTCAGCATCTATACGATTTTTTTCCTGAACAAATAGTGTGTGTTCTTTAAAATATTTATCACCACAAATTCCTCCAATTAGACCTTCCTTACCTTCTTTTGTAACACCAACATATCCGCGTTGATGCTTTTGTCCACAGATGCCGTATTCAGTTTTAACTTGACATTTAACGCTTTCACTGAGGTGATAACGACCTATAAGCGAGCTAAAGCTATCTACGGTAATCTCTAATCTTGCTAAATAGTTTGGGCGAGATGTAATCTGATCGACGCTTGCAAAAGACTCTGAATTATCAGCCATCTCATATCCTTATTGGTCCATGCTGTTTAGTTGAATAGCCTAGTTAACATACACCTCTAGCTTTTACTGGGCAACGTCGCTTTGTTTAAAATGTCAGCGAATTGTAGTGATTAACTAAAACTGACCACGGTGAGTGCGATTTGTGTAACGTCCGCTTCTGACTCGAAGCCGTCTGCAGGAAGAACCTTAGGCAGTTATGAGTGAGGAATGGACGTTGGTTCTAGCATCGGTTCATCTTAATACTAACGGGCAGATGCCTGAATCAACGGATAGTAAGTCATTGTGCCAAGATATCTGTAAAACTTGCACAACGTCTGATTATAGCTGCTAGACAGCGTTCGTTGACTGAAAGACAATATATTTGAGTTTAAATAGGCCAACCTATCTAGAGGAAAGGAATTGATTACCTATTCAATCAAAGATTAGAATGTACTTATCGATCTCTAGGTTTTTAAAAATCATAAGGAATTAAATGTCAACTTATTGTTTTTACTCACAAGATGCACTTACTTTAGCTCAAAGCGTTGGGATAGATGAATTAATAAACGAGTATGCAAATCAAAATAAAAAACAAACTTACATTCTTTGCAGACCTTTGTCGAACGAAGACGTAAAATACGATTACGATCAAGCTATTGCTGTTTTTTCATCAGGTGTTAAGCCATTTTTCATTAATGTGGGGGACGATTCAGAACTGTTTGAAGAATATCAGGAGGACTTTCTGGAGGACGTGTCTTTTCTGGCTGAAAAGTTTAAATATAGAGAAAAAATAGGTAGAAAGAAATCTTGGCATAGTCTTTTTGAGGTGCTGCCATATGACAACCTCGATTTTAATAGTCTCACTGTCGAAATAAAAGAAAGTAGAGTCATTGATTTAATCATCTCTCTAATTGTTGGAAGCATCAATGATACTTCAAGAATAAATCTAGAAGCAAATAATCTGCTAGATACGGTTAAATCAAAGATAATCCTTTTCGATACAGATCAAACCAGCTTTGTTTTTCAGAGTAACTTAGGTAAAAAAAGTGTCATTCAGGGTTTAGCTGGTTCTGGTAAAACAGAATTATTATTACATAAACTCAAAGAGGTTTATTCTAAAAATCCAGATTTGAAGATAGCTTTCACTTGCCATAATAAAATTCTTGCTTCTACAATGCGGAGCAGAATACCAGAATTCTTTGATTTCATGAGAGTTGAAAAACAAATTGAATGGGGATCGAAACTTTTTTGCTTTAACTCATGGGGCTTAAGCCGCGATCCATTCTCAGGTATGTATAGATACATTTGTCACTTTTATGAAATTCCTTTTGGTGGTTTCGGAAACGGAGACTTTGATGCTCTCTGTAAGAAAGCAATAATTGACATCAATAATAGTGGTCGCTCTGAAAAAAAAGCGCTTGATTATTTGTTCATTGATGAAAGCCAAGATTTTCCGCAGAGTTTTATTGACCTATGCGAAATGGTTACATCTAAAAAGATTTATGTTGCTGGAGATGTATTTCAGAATATTTTCATGCCGATTAGTGATAATGTAAATAGAGCAGATATAGTTTTAAAAAAATGTTACAGAACCGACCCAAAGAATTTAATGTTTTCACATGCTCTAGGTATGGGTTTATATGAAGAACCCGTTTTACGATGGCTAAAGAAAGCGGAGTGGGACTCCTGCGGCTACAAATACAAACAAATAGATAATCGTGTGGAATTATCAAGAGATCCATTACGAAGATTTGAAGATATACCTAAGGATTATAAAAGTACGGCTCTTCATTTACTCGACCAGCAGGATAATGGGCCTGCAAAAATTATTGATATCATAAAGGATATTAGGCGTAGACATCCAACTCTGGATCAGGGTGATATAGCTGTGATTTTCCTTGATACCGCAGGGTATATTTATGATGTTATTCAATCACTTAAATTAAAAGTAAAACAAGAGTTAGGTTGGGACTCAAATATTTCTCACGAAACAAAGTCCAAACAAGATGGTAAGCTATTTATCTCAAACATTAATAATGCCAAAGGCTTAGAATTTCCATTTGTAATTTGTTTTGCTATGAAGTTAGTAAAAAAATCCACATTCCGAAATGCTCTCTATACGATGATGGCTCGTTCGTTTTTAGAGAGTCACTTAGTATTGAGTAATGATAAAGAAAATCCCGCAATGGTAAATATTCAGCAAGGTTTAGATTTTCTGAATGTAAATAATTACATGAATGTCCGACTTCCGTCGGAGCAGGAAATAATTAATCAAAAAGACTTTATTGTCTTAGATGAACCTATTTCAATTTCACTTATGGTAAAAAACTTTTGTGCTGATAAAAACGCTACTCCGCGTTTGATTGCAAAAATAACAGACAGAGTAAAAAGAATGATTTCTGAAGATGATGAAATTGATGGGGATTATGTTGCTCAACTCATTGAGGTTGAATATCACAGGAATGTGAAATTATGAGTCAGTATTTTTTTAGAGATATACCTTTTGAGTATTTTGAAAGATTCAAGCCAGTAAGAGATGTTTTCTCAAATTTAGAAAACTTGCTTGTAACGGCTGAGATAATTAACTCCTGTCATCAGTCTTGGAACAAAGAAACAAAAGACTTTGATTTATTGATAAATACAGGGACCAATAAAAGAATTATTGTTAGAAAACCAGATGGTTTCTTCACTATGAACTTACCTTTTCAAGTTATTGAATATGAAGAGAATATAAGTTTTAACTATGATGCTTATGCAATGCCTGTCAATTCAGAGTTCATATCTAGATGCAGAAATGTTATTACCACTTGCGAAAATGGTTATTTTTCTCATGAGGCTATTTCTGTCGATCTTTGTGATAACTTTGACAGGGATATGCAGCGGGCTATTAATTACTGTGATGCAATATCATCGCTTTTACTCATTGATCATGGCTACTTTAGATTTGATGATGATGAAGACAACGCTAATGGCCGTTTACATCCCCGATATCATTTAGACTTTTTTTTCAATAACTCTACAAACATTAAAATAGGTGTTAACAACAGGATCGAAGATGTCTTTTTCTTTGATTTATTGGATACAAGCAAAGATAGACCTTATTTAGCTTGAGATTTTTCACTCTAGCATGTTTTTTCGCTATTTTTGGGGCGTATTCACTTTCCGAAAGTGCATGACTAACCGGTGCCACAATAATCAATACACTGTGATGTTTGTAATGTCCGCCTCTGGCATCGAGCCAAGTGTCAGATCTCATTACATCTTGAATAGTAAGATAGTGAGGCTAAGTAATAAATGAGTACAACTGATTTTTTTTGAGTACCAAATATAGCTTGGATTATTGTGACTACCACCCCCACAGTACCCCAAATTAACCCGCCATCGTGTTTGGTAACTCACTGATTTTACGTAAGTGATTGATTTGCAGATTGTCCTAAGAGTTTTTAAAATCCCTCGGCTTATGGCTGTGCGGGTTCAAGTCCCGCCCCGGGCACCATGGAAACAAATCTAAGTAAAACAAAGTAGTATGAGTATGTCGTTAACCGCCGAGAGGCGGTTTTTTTGTGCCTGAAATCTCATTCCTAAGATGTTCCTAACATCATTTCCTAACATGATTTCGGTTATCTGAATAAAAATTCACTTTTTCTGACCGCCTACCACTGGCACAATTTCTGTTTTCCTATCATATCTTGCTGTTTGGGCTGTATTCTTGTGCCCTGAAATGGCTTGCTTCTCTGCGAGGGTTCCCTCTAAGTCTGATATTCCCTTGGCTTTTAAATCATGAAACGTGAAATCAAAGTCCAATTCGGAAAATGTTTTTGCGGCCAATAATTTTGCGTTGCGCCACCGACTATTGAAACCATCTCTTGTGTAGCCATGCCCAGACCGCTGATGTAGTACATAAATACTGCTCACACCTGGAGCGATTTCTATTCCATCTGCAATTTTGATGGCCTGCTGTAATCTTTCCGTCCATGCCTTGATCTGTTTCTTTCCTGTTTTCCCTTGCTGTATAAATACCCCGGCATCTATTAGCTGTGACTTTTTTAAGGCGAGGATGTCTGCTTGCCGAGCGCAACAAAGATAGGCGAGTTCCATTGCCGCTTTTACAATCGGCGGAGCTACGTTGTAGAGAGCGCTATATTCAGCGTCAGTAATGTATCGTTCCCTGCTAACCTCTTTAAATTGCTTAACACCCTTGCATGGGTTGCCTTTTACCATTCCCCTCTCATAACCCCAACGATAAACCCGCGATAGGAAAGTTTTCTCACGGTTTGCCTGTGTTCTACTGGCAACCCCGCGTCTATCCATATATTTCCTGATATGTTCAGGTTTTATGTTGTCTGGTTCCATTTTCCCGAAAACTGGTAATACTCTAAGTGAATATTTGCGGTAGTCTTTCTGCGTCTCAACAGCTAACTCATTAAAATCAACAGAGCGGAAAAACTGTTCAATGAGTTTATTCAAGTTGGCTTTTTCTAATGGCTCATTATTTATTTTTTCGTAGCATGACCATACTTGAGAAATAGGTGCATCCAATGGGCATAGCGATATTGAGCCACCGCGGGCGGGGTGGAATTCATATTTCGATTTTCCACGATACACCCGAGGTGGTAATGCCGTGTCTGCGGCGTTCTTGCGTTTACCGGCCACTGTTCATGGCCTCGAAATTGGGTTCTTCTTTTTCTGGCTCTAGCGGCTTACCGCGTAAACTGATTGGATTCAAAAAATGGCCCCAAGTGGTTTTCGGGTGTCCGTCTGGGCGTCGGATAAAAAAGATCCCCGAGCGGCGTAAAGAGTCACATTGTTTGGTTTTGTAGTGATGACCGGTCAACTCAATCATCTCCTCTTTGGTGATTATGTCGTGGTCGTTTTTCATGGTCTTGCCCCTGTATCATTTGGGTTATTGCTCTGTCGGTCGCAGAACAGGCCCGCTGTATATCGTGGTCGGTGAGTTGTTGTTTCCGTACACTGGCTGATAATTTGCCGATCTTAATATCTAAGTCGGTTAATAGGCGTTTGCCCGGTTGCCATGGCTGCATGGTGGTTTCCCTGGTGTTGGATTTCCACCATGCTAGCGGGGCAGGTTGATTATTTCTGATTATGCAAAATCAATTTTTCGGGTGCTTTCTGCGGTGGGGTGCTGCTAATTCGAACATCTACCGGAAAATCGTAGTGAACATCACAACGGCGATCAGTGTGGATGGTGCCTGTTCGTCCATCGGGGAGTGTGATATAGGACTTTTCACCGCGTTTGTGAGTACGCTTTAGCATGGGTGTTGCCTCAGTAATGCCCCGTTGGTTTGGGGCGGGATGAAATTAGCGAACCTGCAGGCTACGGCTACCGATCTCGATATGCGCACCTTTAACATCAACACCATTCTCTATGGCTTCCTTAATGGCTTTTTTATCGGGCGCTACGGTGGTTTGCACTGTCACCAATTCACTGGACAATAAGTCTTCATTGTCGATCACCACACTGGCCACACCTTTGCGTGCGGTGAATGTGTTATACGGCGTTTTAAGTGTGTTCATATCTGCGGCCAATAAGCAGTTAAGGACGTACTGTTTGATCGATTTGGCCCGATTCTCGAATGACCTTTTCCGCTCAGCCAGACGTTTAGCTTCCTCATCACAGGTCTTTGCTTGCCCCTCAAGATTGCGAACAAAGACGTAGGTTGCATCCAGCTTATCCCCCAGGGCACCCTCTAACCCCTCAAGCGTATCGGCGATCATTTCTGGCGTGAGTTCCTCTGAGGACTCAACCAACTGTTGCAGTTTGAAAAGGTCTGCGGCTAATGCGATTGCTGTATTGCTCATAATGTCGGCTCCTGTGCGGTAAGTTCAGCAACCCGTTTTTCAGTTAAGCGGTGTAACGCCAGCAGGCGGGTTTTGAGGTAATTGGCGTGTTCGTGATCGGCTTTGGCTTCTGCATCTTTGCGGTGTACATCAACTTCACGCGCAATGGTGCTGTAAACCTTGTTCACTTCGTTGGTGGTGACGGCGCTCGTAATGGTATTGCCTACTTTGGTTAACTTCTCATCCAGCTCTTTGCGCAGACGAACTGAGTCACCGGCTTTCTCACTTGCGTTCTTGATAGCAAACTCAGCGGCGTTATCAGTGCGGTATCCGAGATCATCAAAAAGACCGAGGAATACATCAGCAGAGAAACCAAGTTGTGACAGTGCCTTTTTAGTCGCATCCGTTAGTGATTTTTTGGTGACTTCACTATCACAGGTGAGACCGTTTTTGGTGTTGTAGATATATGGGGTGCAACCATATGCAGGGATTTCGCCACGCTCACCACGCAGGGTGTAGATTAAGCGTATTTTAATGACATGATTGATCTCAGTTAGATAGCCGCCAGATCCGTTGGGTATGACTTCTTTTATATAATTTCCATCAGCACCTTTGACTGACCGCATGATCGGTGCACCGTTATCAAAGCGTTCTTCTAAAATCTCCACCCGCCAGTTGATACCTTGTGGCCCAAGCAATTTTGTTGCTTGCATAACCATATAGGTGCCGTTAATCGACGTGCCACCACCGTTATTTGAGAATGCTTTAGTAAAGCGTTCATCGGTTCTTTGCACCGAGCGCCACAGATTCATGTTGTCCTGCACATCTTGTGGCTGTGAAGATATATCCTCTTCAATGATGACGGCTCGCTGCTGAAATTCATCAGCAGTAACATCTACAGTAGGAATAGCGCTTTGCTGCGCCTCTTCAATAACCTCTGTCGGCTTCTCCTCAACTGAGGCATAAACGCTGTAACCCAACTGATCCAACGTCTCTTTAGCCTGTTGAGCTGCGTTATCAGTGATAGGTTCCAGTTCAGGGTTTTCCTGTTCTGTTTCAACAATTGGCGGTTTTGTTTCAGTTTCTGGCTCAGAATTGGCAACCAGCGCCAGTTTTGTTTCATTGTTTGCCGCTGGTTGCGGTTCACCACCGGCTAGACCATCAATAGAGAACTTGCCATCACCCAGATTGGTTACTGCGGGTTGTGGGTTTTTAACGGCTAAACACTGAGTGATAAATTCCTTTCGTGCTGAGGCATCGGTCAGGAAGATAGGTTGCTTTTTACCCGCGCGGATCACTTCAAAGATGCTTTCACATGGAATAGATAACACATTGTTGCGAACGCGAAAATCGGTTGACCATTTACGCCAGGCATCATCATTGTTATCCATCAGCTCTTTTGCTTGCTTCATCTCTGCCGACATGACATCCCAGCAGTTAAAATCAGCAGGCAATAAGGCGAGAGCGACTTCGAGATCGAGCGTTTTATATGTGTGCTCAAAGCTGCGTTTGATTGGCGCATCAGGAGCCGGCGTGTCAATACGGGCAACTTTTTTAGTACCGGTTAACTCGTCACGATTGCTGGGTTCATTAACCCATTTTTCAGCAAAGCTACGTACTTCCCTGAATCCAGGTATTTTGGGGAATTTCTTATTTATCGCATCAATAAGATTTTTAATTGACTGCGGATACATCGCGCCAATTGCAGGAATACATGTGAGCGCCATGTATATCGAACTTATTTCCGGCTCAGCGTCGTCATCATTAATTAAGTCATACACAAGTGATAGCTCATGTGAATCAATGTCACGCGCACCGTACAACATTACGCTACCAACTTTAGCTCCAATACCCAGTTTGTTGAAATCAACCGGAGTAGTAGTAGTAATGTCCTCACTTACCTCGCCGTTGTCTTCATTACCATCCTCAGGCAACGGTACAGCATTAGGCGTCCATACTTTGCCATCAAAGGTATTATCCTGTGCGAACTGCTCATCGAACTCACCAACAACCGGGCGCGGTTGCCCGACAGTATCCTCACAGATTTTCGGATCAGCAAAGTTATCACCGGCAGCGGGGTAGGCTTCCCATAATTTCCCGATGGCCAGTGCGGATGCCATTTTCTTATTTATGGCTTCCAGAGCTATAACAAGCGGTATAGCCCCATTTTTGAGAGCCGCTTTTTTCGGCTCGAATAAACAAATAAATACAGTCATGTTGGTCTTGCCTCTTTGGTTTTTAAACGGATCTTGGTCTTTGATGTATGACTAATTAAAAAGGAATTTCGGTATCATCAGATACGTTCGATGGAGTGCTGTGCTCGATGCATAGCAACGCCTGAATCTGATCATCAATTAGTGACTGCTTACGATATGACTCAGCCGCAATCTGTTCCTTTTTGCTATGGAGTGAATCGACATGCTTGCTGATGATTTCAAAAGGGTCGGGTTCGTCAAAAGGAATCGTAATTTCTCGGGTTTCGAGTAAAACATGCGCTGGCTCAACCTGTGACATGTCACAGGTGTACACGGTAAAGCGATCATCTTTTGATGTTGAATATGGATTGGTATGGATGTAGAGCTTGGTGGTTATCTGTAGTGCTGTCATAGCAACTCCTGATATACTTATTTTAAGATTGATGGCGTAAGCCGTTGGTCTTGCCTCTGTTAACGGGTTGGTCCCCGTTAGCTTCCCGGTTAACTTTGGTCGGTGACCCGGGGTAAAGAAGCCCACTTCGGTGGGTTTTTTTACGTCTGTAATTTGGTGCCCATTACGCCGGGCCAGCGGGTCAGATCTTCGGTCTTGCCTCACCACACTTTCCCGTCGTGGCTACGTTATTGGTTTGGGCTGCTGCACTGTGGTAATCATGCCGAGCCTTGGCGCGGGGTTCTCCTCCAATGCAACAACCCAAATTCTGTTATTGCCGTACTTTGACTACTTGATAATCACGGCCAGTATTGCGTGCGTAATCATCAGCTTCTTTGCGAGTTGGGTAAGTATTTCCGTTAGCCCACATTCCACAGTAGCGATATTGGATCTGGAATTTACTCGCTTGCTTTTTAGTTGCTTTCATAACTTCCCTCTTTTGCCGTCTTCCCGGCTGCCAGAACGTACTAAACCTAAACTTGCGAATCATCCGGTGTTTCGTATGCCACCGGCAGCTACTTCGTGGGCGTCCTGCCTGTTCGCATCGGCTACTGTGCCGTGTTGATGAGAGAAATGTACCTATAGTTACCTTTCGTGTCAATAAGGGGGTGTTCCAATAGTTACATTTAGGGGCATAAAAAAGCCCATCAGGGGGATGGGCTATTGATTACAGGTCTTGGGTAACCTGAACAACGCGACCGAGAATACGGCAATTGCCGTTTATTTCGATGGGTTTGAAATTGGGATTTAAAGGCATTAGGTATTTATTGGGGCCATCAACAACTAACTTTTTAATGGTGGCCTCGGAGCTGCCATCAATGATGGCGACCACTATTTTACCGTACAAATCATCAATAGAACCATAATTAGGTTCTACGATAACGGTAGACCCCTCGGGGATAGAAGGGGAACCATTGGGGTTGGTCATTGACTCACCCCGAACATCCAAACCAAATGCGTTTTCAGAAACCTTCACTGTGGTGTTGCACCATCTAAGAACATCAGAGATACGGGCGGCGGAGTAGGTTTCTGTCCAGGCACCGGCTTGAACGGATGAGATGACAGGTATGGCATTAGGCACAGCGACGAGGGGCTTAATCTTCGTATCGTCAACCTGACGTAAATCTCCGGTACCATAGAGTAACCACTCTGGCGTGCATGAAAGTATTTGCGCCAGCCGGTGAAGATTTTCCCCATCTGGTTTAGTGATTCCTGACTCCCATTTTGTCACTGATACACGGCTCACCCCAATAGCTTTGGCTAATTGGACTTGCGTGAGATCTAGCTGCAGTCTGCGAAGACGGATGCGGTCATTCATTTCATTTTTCATGTAACCAATGTTACGCCATAGCGATGTGAAAAGTGTTTGCATTGTTATGTACCTTTTGTTACCTTTCATCCTGAGTTAAACAAGGAGTTCCTATGAACAAGAAAGATGTCGTCAAGTTTTTTGGTGGGGTAGTGAATACCGCCACGGCCTTAGGCATAAAGCACCCAGCAGTTTGCCGTTGGGGGGCAATTATCCCTGAGAAACAGGCAATGAAGATTGAACGCATGACTCATGGCGAACTGAAATATGACCCCGCTATGTATCGAAGTGCAGCCTAACCCAATCCCACTCACAAATCTGATTATCAATAATCAATTTCCTGCGACAGGAGACGCAACGTGGAACAAGAAATTAAAGCCCTTAAAGCCGAAGTTCAGGCGTGGGCGGCAGAGCGGGGGCAGGAGCATGTAGCTATCGAGATCAGCAGAATGTTTTTCTTGCTCAATATCAACACCGGTTCAGTTCGTCTCACTCCCATTGAAAACGGGCAGGGCGGCGCTGATTGGAAGTCTATTAACAACAACCGGCAGCAGTTATTTCGCTGGCTGCGCGGGGATTCAAAAGCATCAATGCGCAAGGTCTTGGAATTATCACCGGTACTTAAAGCGGCACTCCCGGCAGAACGGCGGGCCAGGGTGAATGGCGAGACCGTGAATTATTTGGTTTCGATTGCCAGTCGAGAGTTTGCCGCAGCAATTAGCGCGGTTCTATTAGATGGCTGTGACATGTCACAAAGGATATCGGGCGCTGTTGCGGCACTTCACGCAATCAGACCACAACACCACCGGCTGACCACCGTATAAAACAGAGGCAAGACCAATGCTTACATCTATCGACAAAATCACCTGGCGCAACGGATTCCGGCTTAACGGCCAACCGGCAAGCATGGTTGACATCGCCCCTATTTTTGCCGGGCGTCAGGTAGCCGCCTATAGCGTGTGGGAGCAGTATGAACAAAAGAAAGCCGACCTGCGCGGGATGAACCTATCGCCTGACGATTATCAGTCTGCCTGTCGGCAAATAGCCGAAGCGCTAGGGATCTGACTATGAGCATGAATCTAATGGCTCGGGCCATGAATATCAAAGTCGGCAACCCGTTACGAAAGTTAGTGCTGATAAAATTAGCTGATAATGCGAACGATCAGGGCGAGTGCTGGCCATCGGTTCCCTACATTGCCGATCAGTGTGAAATATCCGAACGCTCGGTACAGAATCATATTCAAGAACTGGTCAAAAGTGGGCTGGTTAGGATTGAAGAACGTAAATCTGATAATGGCCTGAATCGTTCAAATGTTTATCACCTGCGCTTAAATTCCGCTGGTGCAAATGCTGCACCCTATGGTGAATCTCCTGCACCCTCTGGTGTAAATGGTGCACCGGTTAGTGGTGCAAATGCTGCACCCAGAACCAGTCACTCTTTTGAACCAGTCATAGATCCAAATACACCCCTTACCCCTCAAGGGGAAACCGAAAATATTCTCGCTGACGCTGAAAAGGCTTTGGCGTATTACAACGAACTCACTCACACTCGGTGTGAAGATTCTAGCCCATTCGAAACCTTGCTGACGGCAACGAAATCACGCAAAGCCTACGCGCTGGCTGATTTGCAACTGGTGGCCCTATGGGTAGTCAGCACATGGAAACCCCGCAACGGCAAGTATGCCAAACCTGCGAATATCTGCCGTGTAAACCGGTTCGATGGTTATCTGGCTGATGCCCGCGCATGGTCTGAGTCTGCCGGGCGGATTGATTGCGATGAGGTCATTGCTGCGTATAACCGTGTATTCAGCGATGTTTTGCCACCGGCTGAAATCGATCAGGACCGTAAACACGCCATCCGCGAATTACTCCAATACCTCAAAACCAAAGACCTTGAAGCGTTCCAGAGCTACTTCGAAGCCTTTCGCGGACAGGCAACCGTGTTTTATTTCGGTGGTGATGATGGGGCAGGCTGGCGGGCAAACTTTGATTATCTGATGAAACCGGAAGTTTTAAGAAAAACCCGTGATGGTGCGCTATGAATGCATACGATTTAGAGTCAGCGGTAGTGGGTGGCCTGCTGCTCGGTGGCGCTACACCAGATGCCTATGACGTTATTGCCACTTTGCCTGAGGACGCCTTTAATACGGCATTCTTCCGCCGCGTGTATATCGAGATTAAGCGTCAGGCGCTGGGGACGTCAGTCATTGATCCGATCTTAGTCGGCGAGTCGATGGGGGGTGATGATTTTGCCAACGTCTTAAGCACAGCAAAAAGCTGTTGGAGCGCTGCAAATCTCAAGGGCTATGCAGACCTGGTTCGCGAATATTGGCATGTACGTGCGTTGACGGCAGCAATCCAAAAAGGGCAGCAGCAATTGGCCGCCTCTCACAGTCATGAACAGGCCAAGTTTGCTGTAGCTGAATTCATGGTCACCATGACCGAATTAACAAGCGAAAGTGGCGGCTTAATGCCGGTACACATCAAGGAATTGATGGATACCTATGTCGACACGCTGGAAAAACGGAACTTAGGCGCAGAAGAAACCCGCATGATCATGACCGGCATTGAACCGCTGGATCAGTTGACCGGAGGCTTTAACCCCACCGATTTAATTATACTGGCCGGACGCCCCGGCATGGGTAAAACAGAGTTGGCGTTAAGCATGATTAACGGCATGACCCGTAATGGTGGTGGCGCTTTGTTGTTCTCTATGGAGATGGCAGCACAGCAGATTACCGAACGTACCATTGCCGGATCTGCCCAACTACCCGTATCCAAATTGCGTTCTGGCGTACTTTATGAGGAGGATTGGGCGCGCATATCTAACAGCCTTGGCGAGTTGGTTAATCAGGATATTTGGATTGTTGATGCCAGCGAACTCACCATTGATCAGATACGCGCCATTTCTGAAACGCATAAACGCCGTTACCCGCACTTGAGTGGCGTATTTGTTGATTACATGGGGCTAATTACCACACCAAAAGCTGAGCGGCATGATCTGGCCGTTGGCAAAATATCCGGTGGCCTCAAAGCCCTTGCAAAACGCATCCATACGCCTGTTATCGCCTTAAGCCAACTATCTAGAAAGGTGGACGAAAGGCCCGCGGGTATGCGTCGTCCCGTTCCCGCCGATCTGCGTGACTCTGGTTCTGTTGAACAAGACGCTGACCGAATAATTTTCACCTACCGCGATGTTATTTATAACCCACTCAGTCCAGCCAAGGACTACGCCGAATTGATTTTAGCTAAAGATAGATTTGGCATTCCGGGTGTCGTGTACCAGCAATTTAAAAATGGGCATTACATGCCAACTAACCAAACTAGTGCAGAGCAAGTATGCCGTATGCAGCAGGAAGCAAAATCAAACAATAAAAGTTACTCAACAAAAAAATTTTAACCGCGCCTGACCAGCGTTTAAGTAACCCCAAAAGAGGCAAGACCATGAAAAAACGTGAACTAACTACCCGTGAATTGGCTGAGGTTATGCTGGGCCAAAGCATGAGCTACAGCCAGATTATCGAGGCTATAGCTTTAAAATTCCCTAATGCTGAAATGCCTATTAACGTACTGCGTATCCGTGTGAGAAGCATGGTGCTCTCACCTCATGCAGACATTACCCGCCGCAATGGTCGAAAGACTCAATACACCCTCAACAGTATCTCAGAGGATTTTTTCCGATTCTCTGACACACAAGTCAAACGCAATAAAAGCGAACCCCGAACTAAACCCGCCAGAATGCCATTTGATGATAAGGAGTTGGCGTACTGCTTGCGAGCATCCCGAATAAATCAACTGATGAGCACTGTAGGCATGGGGAGTTAATACCATGTCCGGGCAATCTGATTATCTCCCGCCCGGACTCCCGTACAACATTTGCCTCTGGCCTCAGGAATACCAAGAAAAGCTAAATCTTGATTTGAGAGCCAGCGGCTTAATCAAAAACCTGTACGAGCGCAGGACCAACCGCGCTCATGTACTTGAAGCGATTGAACGGGTACCGGTGCATTACCGAGAGTTTTTTAAAGAGCGCTTAAATTACTGGCGTGACCGTAGAGACCACAGAGGCGAGACCAAATGAATATTTCAACCGATGGCATGATTGCTGCAATTCGTTCAGCAGCGGAAAGAGTGGAACCACGTGAAAGTGAGGTGCTAAACGGCATCGCTGATCGCATAGCGGAGCTGGTGACCTCAGCTAATAAGAACCGGCGCACAGCGAAGCATTATGAGCGGGAGTGTTTGGAGTGGCAGGGGAAATATAATGTGATTGTTGCCGAGAACGCAGCACTTCAACAATCCTGCGTCCATGTATATAACGCTGGTTACAACAGGGGGCATCTGAATACGGTAGATGGCATCTCTTCATGTGGCGACTATGAAGAAGATGCATTTGAGGCGCTATACGAAGTAATTAGTGTCCCTGCAACCATTCTGGCTCTTAATGATGTAGAGGCGAGTGGTGTTGAAAAATTTGCGCAGCACCGTCACGTACAAGCCTTTGACGTTGGTGTAATGGCAGATACAGGCGAGATTTCCAATATTCTTGATTTCGCAGCAAGACTACGTGAGGGGGCGCAATGATCTGGCCTACTGAAGTTCAGCAATGTGCCTCATCAGTCATTCCTGTTCACCCAATGAGTGAGCCAGAGCAACAGCAGCTACTGGCCAATATGAACCAAATGTTTTTGACGCGAGAAGACCCGCGCAACATTCAAAAGGCGGCTCATGCATGGGCGCGGCGCAAAGAAATCACAGTTGCACGACCTGATTTGCAGGATGGTCTGGTTGTCGTTGGGTTCGCTGGTGGCGGTGGGAGCTGCGAGGGAATCAAGCAAGCATTAGGCTATGAACCACACATCGCGATGAACCATAATCCGGTAGCCATGGCGATGCATGCCATTAATCACCCGCGCACGCTGCATTACCCTGAGGATATTTTCAGTGTTGATCCGCTCATCTCAACGGGCGGTTTACCGGTATTACTGGGTTGGTTTAGTCCTGATTGCCGCCATTTCTCTAAGGCCAAGGGCGGAACGCCAGTCAAGAAAGAGATTCGTGGTCTGGCATGGGTCGTATTGCGCTGGGCGCTGGCAGTACGCCCACGTTTTCTGATGCTGGAGAACGTCGAAGAATTTCGCGGCTGGGGGCCACTTTTGACGGATAGTGAAGGCAATCACCGACCTGATCCAGCCCGTAAAGGCGAAACGTTCAAAGCGTTTATTGGCATGCTAGGTACTGGGATTGATGCTAATCACCCCGCACTGGTCGAAGTGTGTGAATTCTTGAAGATAGATATCAATGGCCCTGAAGCAGCAAGGTTGGTTTCAGGGCTGGGTTATAACGTTGATCACCGGGAACTGAAAGCCTGTGATTACGGCACACCCACTATTAGAAAACGGTTGTTTGTGGTTGGGCGTTGTGACGGTGAGCCAGTTGTCTGGCCGGAGCCAAGCCACGGCGCACCCAACTCTACTGATGTGCTTTCTGGCATGCTGCAACCTTGGCGAACGGCGGCGGAGTGTATCGACTGGAGCCAGCCAACACGTTCTATTTTCGGTCGCAAAAAGGATTTGGCTGATAACACCTTGCGGCGCATCGTCAAAGGATTACAGCGGTTTGTTATTGATAACCCCGATCCGTTTATTGTGCGACTGGGACAAACTGGTTTTGGTGGTGACCGTCTGCAATACCCAATAGACCAGCCACTAACCACAATTACCAGTAAGGCCGAGCATTTGTTGCTGGAGCCGTATGCGGTGAAGTGCAATCACACCAGCACCAAAACCAAATATGATTGTTTCCGTGGGCAGTCATTGCGCGATCCGTTACAGACCATAACCAGAACGCATGGTTTTGCTATTGCTGCGCCGGTAGTTGTACGTCAGTTCGGTAACAGTACGGCAAATGATATCAATACGCCGCTGGGTACCGTTACAGCGGGTGGGGGCGGTAAAAGCCAGTTAGCCAGTGCGGTATTGGTGGGGGCCGGTGGCCCAACATACTCAGGAAAACCACGAGATATCAATTCACCAATCAACACCATTGCTACTCAGTCACATACAGCAATCGCCACTGCTAACCTTGTTAAGCATTACGGTGGAAATTACACCGGTGCAGGCATCGATATTAACGAGCCATTGCATACTATCACTACGGTCGATCACCATGCGCTTTGTACATCTCACCTGGTACAACTGCGTGGTACATGTCGCGATGGTAAACCCATCACCGAACCGGTACCGACTTTAACCGCGGGCGGTAATCATGTCGGACTGGTAAACGCATTTCTGACCAAGTATTACGGCACTGGCGGCGAGGTGGATTTATCAGAGCCGATACATGCTGTGACAACCAAAGAACGTTTTGGCTTGGTGGAAAGCAATCTTGATGCCGAACCACTGACCGACGAGCAACGCTACAACGCATGGAACTGCGCGCGGCTGGTGGATCATTTCAGCGATTTGCCGGACGACTGGCATTTATTCCCTGCACCACGGCCACAATTTCTATCGGTAGGCGAATACATCATCGTTGATATTTGTATGCGCATGCTGATTGCGCGTGAACTGTACAACGCTAGTGGGTTCCCGCCAGACTACATTATTGACCGAGATATTGACGGCACAATCTGGCCTAAATCTGAGCAGGTGGCAAGGTGTGGTAATGCGGTACCGCCACCTTTTGCCGAGGCATTGGTAAGGGCGAATATGCCAGAGTTGTGTATTTGGAGGATGGCGGCATGACTGACACCAAGGAACGGGCTACGGCCCGTAAACGCCTACAACGGCAAAAAGAACGTGAGAACGGCAGTTATAAATTAATAGCGACGATAGACCAGCAAGAAAAGGAAATGTTACAGCAGAACTGCGCCTTGCGTCGGCCGCAGCGCGAGCCGTATGACATGGACGAGTACATAACTATGTTGATACGCAAAGATAACGCAGAGCTACAGGCGCAGCTCAAAGAGCAAGCTGGGCGCAAGTGCGGTAAATGTGGCGATGCCCTACCTGGTGATAGTCAGGGCTGTGCATTTATAGGTGAAAGTGAATGCTGGCAAACTCTTGGCTGGCATGAGACTAAATTAACTATATAGTGATGCGACATGTCACATAACTATAATAAATGGAGATAAAGAATGAAGTTTGCGGATAATGAGAATATGAAAAAAAAGATTATTGAAGATTTTCAGCGTCTTCAAAAACAGATATATGTGGATGGAGATTACATTACATTGAATGTTGACTATCCATATCAGATACCTTTGTCTTCATGTTCGACACATGAGGCAATTTTAAGCCATGTTATTCAATTATCCGAAAAGAACTGGATGGACTTAAAATTGATAAATTATTTTATAAAAATCGCCGCAGGTGCAAATAACATCAAGATTAATTTATGATTAATGTTTGATGAGTCTAATTAGCTGATATAATCATTATCGCCAGCCTGAACAACTGGCAACCTAAATATCGTGCTGCTGTGCCATACATCCGGGGGCGGAAATGGCACAGTATAGTTTTACCAAATCAACAGGTGGGATCTTGGTACCGGCCACGCCGGATGCTGAGGATTTTGTCAAAAATACCAAGCTGGGGACTATTGTCACTGGCGAATTTAAACGTGTGCGTAATGCGCCGTTTCACCGTAAATTCTTCTCGTTACTCAACCTTGGCTTTGAATATTGGGAGCCAAAGGGTGGGGCGATATCACCATTCGAAGTAAAATTCCTGCGCGGCTATGTAAGCCAACTTATTTCCTATGTGGGGAATGAGGGCGTACTTCATGAAATAGCTGACGATTATCTGGCGCTGGTGGCCGGTAAACGAGCGGCGAACTTATCTACAGCAAAATCATTCCATGCTTTCCGCCGTTGGGTGACTGTCGAGTCAGGACATTATGATCTGTTCGAATTACCGGACGGCTCAACGCTGCGTGAGCCCCGTTCTATTTCATTCGCAAAAATGGACGAGCTGGAATTCAACGATTTATACAAATCAGTGCTGAATGTTCTGTGGACTTTCATTCTCAGTAAATCATTCAGTCATCCATCCGAGGCGGAGAACGCCGCCAGTCAATTAATGAGCTACGCAGCTTAGGAGCAATCATGGCTAATTTACGCAAAGAGGCAAAGGGCCGTGAATGCCAGGTCCGTATTCCTGGTGTGTGCAATGGTAACCCTGAAACAGTGGTGCTGACTCATTATCGGCTGGCAGGAACCTGCGGTACCGGAATTAAACCCTCTGATGAACAGGCCGCGTGGGGATGTAGTGCATGCCATGACGAATGTGACCGGCGCACTCGTTTAATTGATGGCGACACGGCACGCCTATATCACGCCGAGGGCGTTATGCGCACACAGAATATATTGAGAAAGGAAGGAAAATTATGATTTATCCAACGACGTGCGGTAAGGCTGATGGCAACGAGTTACACTTAAATACGTTAGAGCTTATTTGGCTCAAGGGTAAACTGAAGATGTGGGGGCGCTGGTCTCGCATAGCAAAAACGGGTGGTGCTCAGGGGGTATTCTCCCGATTATTGGCTAAACAACAAATAACTAAAGCCGCATTAAAAGCAGCTATTAGCCAACTGAGAAAATCAGGCTTATCCAGAGAGGAGCTGTTCGAGATATTTGGAGACCTTAACAACCCCAAGGCCCACAGTAATCTAATCTATTGCACTGATGATGAGGGGTTACTAATGGATTCGGTTGTTGGCTTGGTTCTACAATCAACCCCTGGGTTAATTGGTATACTGCAACAGCATTATATTTTTAAAAAGAAACGCTACACGATGGCAGAAGAAATGCAGGAAGCGCACCCAGACCTATCAATTTCAACGTGCCGCCGCCGTATTGATGTATGGATTAATACCGCCGAATACATGCTTTATCGCCCCATGAGCGACGCTTTTGATAAAGACATAAAAAGATTCGAGAAAAAAACTTTGACTATTTGAACAAAAAATATATGATTTAGACATAAGCTCGCGGAGCTATACACGCAAGCGACGAAATTAAAAGAAACCCGCCATCTGTGCGGGTTTTTCTATTTTTGGCCTCACCAATCGGTGGGGCTTTGTCATTTCTGGAGGATAGGAAAATGCTGTAGCAAAACGGTTAGGCCGCACGTATATGTCGCAGTCATGATGCGACCCCGAATACCCAAAGTTGCGGGTAGCCAGTCTCAGGTAAAAAGCTGGGGGCGAACTGGTGAGGGTTAATGGGAGAAATCGCACCGGTAAAGCAGTTAGCAAGCCACACTAACACCGGTTATTAGCGGCTTAAGGCGGCAGAGACTCAAGGGCATGAGCGTGGCCACTGCGAGAAGTGGCGATACTTTTTCAGGCTGCGCTTTTGCGTGGCCTTTTTTATGCCAACCGGTACCGGGGGGTGAGGATGAAAAACATGCAGGAGAGGATTGCAGACAATGCCACTTATGGCGGCGGTATCGGCTCAGTTTTATTTAGTTTGATTAACTACCTTGCCCCGAGCGAATGGATGATTTTAGGCATTATCGTTGGCATCATCACCACGATAATCGGGTGCGCTTCTGGCGTGTGGTTTAAGTGCCAGCGGCAAAAACTCCTCAGAGAGTACCTTAATCGGAAAAACAAAAACCTGACAGATGAAGAGATGCACATATTGATGTCGGAGGATCGTTAATGTCGATATCAACAAAGAGCAAGCTCAGCGCTACCGTTCTGGGTGTTGTGCTAGCTGGCGCACCGGCATCGATAATTCTTGATCACTACCTTGATGAGAGAGAGGGGAATCGCCTTTCAGCTTATCGGGATGGGCAAGGAAAGCCGACTATTTGCCGTGGTATTACTTATATCGACGGCAAACCAGTGCTGATGGGGATGAGACTTACCGCCGCTCAATGCGACAAGTTAAACCAGAAAGAATCAGCCGCTGCCATAGCCTGGGTTGAACGGAATGTTCACGTTCCACTGACAGAACCACAGAAAGCCGGTATAGCTTCATTCTGTCCTTACAACATTGGCCCTGCCAAATGCCTACCATCTACGTTTTATTACAAACTCAACGCTGGCGACCGTAAAGGCGCATGTGCTGAGATCAAGCGCTGGATCAGGGACGGCGGGAAAGATTGCCGCATTCGCTCCAACAACTGTTACGGGCAGATAGAACGCCGTGCGCAAGAAAGCGAACTGACGTGCTGGGGGCTGGATGAATAAGGCCATTGGATTAGTCATTGCTGTGTTGGTGGTTATTGCGTCGGCTCTGTTCTTTAACAGTTATCGCCTCTCAAATGATATCCAAAAAGCGGAAAAAGCGCTGAGTGATGAGCAAGCCACAAACACAGCACTGGGCAACATCATCGATGCATACCAGGTGAATGAAGCCGCCAACCGAGCAGCCACAACCCGTCAGCTTGAGAACGAAAGGAAACTACGCAATGAAAGTGAATTACAGGTTGCACGGTTTAAAGCAGCAGCGGCGAGTGATGATTGTGCTATCAAGCCTATGCCTGGTGATGTCATTAACGTCATGCGTGAATAATCCCGTTAAACCACCCATTACCGAACCAGCCCTATTATTACCCGCAGAGTCAGCGCTTACCCCTTGTGAGGTTCCAGAATTTACCGGTACTACATGGGGAGATGGCGGGTTGTACGCGATGGAACTAAAGCGGGAACTACGAATCTGCAAAGGTCGGCTTGATGAGGTTATTGACTGGCGCCAGAACGTTGGGAGGAAAACATGATTGCAAATTGGGAAGCACTGCCACAACGGCTCTCAGTAGATACCCAATAACAGACAATCTATGCAATGATAAGGAACGATTTAAGCTCAAGGTTGCAAGGCATGGCAAAGTTCATAAGGGACTACAAAGGGGCGTTTAGACGCAATGGGTATATCGGACTCGGGATAAGAGAATGGATATTCTTCACGCTGAAAAGTGCGCTGCTTTTTTTGGTACTTATTCTTGCTTTCACCGCTCTACAGTACGCCGCTATTTTCGGGACTCCTTTGTTTGACTATTTAACGGCTCCCGGTATTCGCATTTCCAGTATCTGCGGGATCCTCGCATCACTGATAGTGAGCTTCGGACCAAGTGTGTTGTACAGCATTAGATACTGCGTCAGGTAATCATCACAAGCCGCCTCCGAGCGGTTTTTTATTGGATGCTATTTATAAAACTCTGCCAAGCTTCACCATAATGGCGCTTCACAAAGATTTATAACGACAAAAGGAATAGCGAATGACCAAACCAGATTGGGAGGCCATCGAATCGGCGTACCGAGCTGGCTTGATGTCTATCCGAGAAATAGCATCACAACACGGCATCACTCACGGCGCTATTAACAAGCGAGCAAAGCGTGACGGCTGGGAGCGTGACCTCAAGGCGAAGATAAAAGCCAAGGCAGATGCGCTGGTATCCAAACGCGAGGTATCCAGCAAGGTATCCACTGAAACGGCTACCAACGAGCGGATACTGATTGAGGCTAACGCAGAAGTCATTGCCAACGTTCGCATGGAGCATCGTGGCGATATTCGTCGTGCTAGGGCAATCACCAACGCTCTATTTGATGAGCTTGGAGCTGAGTGTGCTGATGTCGCTACTCTGGAAAAGCTCGGTGAGTTAATGTTCAACCCAGACGATAAGGGACAGGATCGCCTGAATGAGATTTATCATAAGGTCATCAGCATGCCGGATCGGGTTAAGTCGGTTAAGGCGCTTAGCGATGCATTGAAGAACCTCATCGGACTTGAGCGTCAGGCATACGACATCGACGGGCCGGAAGGCGACAACTCTGTTAAGAAACTTTCTGACCTGATGGATTCATTGTCTCAGGGGGCATAATGAGACCTGAGCACCTCAAGCTGCTGGCAGATAAAGACTGGCGGCTGAATAATCTTTACTGGATCACCGACAAAGAAGGTAAGCCGATACGCTTCAGGATGACGCCTGAGCAGCGCGAATACTTCGAAGGTATCCATACTCGTAATATCATTCTTAAAGCTCGTCAGCTTGGCTTCACGACTGAGGTTTGCATTATTCAGTTAGATGCCGCGCTGTTCGAATCGGCCAAATGTGCCCTGATTGCCCACACACTGAATGACGCCAGGCGTCTGTTTCGCGAAAAGGTGAAATACGCCTACGACAAGTTGCCCGATGAAATCAAAGCAGCCAATCCGGCAAGTAATGATTCCGCTGGCGAGTTGGTATTTAACAAAGGCGGCTCACTCTACGTCAGCACCTCATTTCGTGGCGGCACGCTGCGTTACCTGCATGTTTCAGAGTTCGGTAAGATATGCGCCAAGTATCCTGACAAAGCGCGTGAGATTGTCACTGGCGCATTGGAAGCGGTATCAACTGACTGCTTTACCACTATCGAAAGTACAGCGGAAGGTCGCGCTGGTTACTTCTTCGACTATTGCCAAACAGCAGAAAAAGCACAGCTTCAGGGAAAGAAACTTTCTAACCTCGATTGGAAGTTCTTCTTCTTCACCTGGTGGCGAAACCCGCAGTACGCAATTGACCCGGTTGAGGCTTTACCTCAGCGCCTGGTTGATTACTTTGCAGAGATGGAAGCCAAGCACGGCGTTCATCTAAACGAGCGCCAGAAAGCCTGGTATTACGCCAAAGAGAAGACTCTCGGCGATGACATGAAGCGGGAATACCCAACTATCCCGTCTGAGGCATTCCAGCAATCAGTGGAAGGCGCGTATTACGCCAAACAGTTCCGCTGGCTCTACACCAACAAACGTATCGACTCAATTCCTGATAACGCACACCTTCCCGTTCACACGTTCTGGGATATCGGCGTGGGTGACTCTACTGCTATCTGGTTCGTGCGAGAGGTTGGTGAAGAGTTCCACGTCATCGACTACTACGAAAACTCCGGTGAAGGTCTGCGGCACTACATGAAAGTGCTGAAAGACCGAGGATATGAGTATGGTGACCACTGGGGGCCACACGACATTGAGAACCGTGAATTCGGCTCTGATGCCAAATCCCGTAAAGAGCTGGCTCGCGAAGGCTACGAAATCGACGGTCAGGTTTACTCCATGACATTCAAAGTGGTTCCGAAAACCGGCGTTGATACCGGCATTGAGTCAGTGCGTGAAATCCTCCCTAAATGTGTCTTTGACGATGAGAAGTGCGCAGAAGGCATCACTCATTTGGAAGGTTACAGGAAGGAATGGGATGACAAGTGCGGCTGCTGGAAAGACAAGCCATTACATGACCACACATCTCACGGCTCTGATGCGTTCCGCTACTTTGCCGTAGCCAAGAACAACCACAAGCAAGTCGGCGCTGTATTCTTCTAAGGAGCAATCAGTGAGTGATACCAATAACGAGGTTCAGTTCCTCGTGAATGCCCTCGCTGACCAAGTCGCGGTGGGTCGCCAGCGTGCTTTATACGCCGGTCAGTTTAACGGGAACACCAAGCGCACAACATTATGGGATGAATTTGGATACCCGGACACTGTAAGTTTCGCAACTTTCTATAGGACTTACCGCAGAAACTCAGCTGCATATGCCGGTGTACACGTAACGCTGGATTCCTGCTGGGTTGATAAGCCAATCATCATTGATGGCCCTCTCGCTGATAAGAAGAAAAAAGAAACGCCTTGGGAAAAGACGGTAACCAAGCTTCTTAAAAAGTATTGGGAAAAAATCAAGGATGCAGACCGCCGTAACATGGTCGGGCATTACTCGGCGATCATTCTGCAAATAAAAGACAATCGTGACTGGTCAGAGCCTGTAGATAAGGCGCTGGTTGCAAAGCTAGGCGAGGCCGCTTTAGTTAAGCTGATCCCCGCATGGGAATCACAGATTAAGCCTGGCAGTTATGACATCGACACGCGGTCAGATACTTACAGTCAGCCAGTTAACTACACGTTCAATGAGCAGCCCATCGGTGATGACGGAACATACGGCAATGTTAGAAGTATCACAGTGCACCCAGACCGGGTGATAATTCTCGCCGAGGGCTCTGAAGACGACAACATGCTTTCCGGTGAACCTCTCAATGAGGCCGGATATAATGATCTGCTGGATATTGAGAAAACCAAAGGCGGCAGCGCAGAGGGGTTCCTGAAAAACGCCAGTCGTCAGCTTGGAATTGAGTTCGATAAAGAAACTGACATGGCGACACTGAAGAAGGCAGCCACCGATGCCGGTTTCAAAGACCTCGGCGATGCACTGAACGATAAGATTGTGAGGATGAATAGGGGGACTGATTCCGCTCTGGTTATGCAGGCCGGTCAGGCTTCAGTTCTATCGGTGGCCGCTGCTGACCCAACGCCATCATGGACTGTATCTGCCAACAGCTACGCTGCAACTATCCGTTGCCCATTCAACATTCTTTTCGGCAAGCAAACGGGGAACCTTGCTTCAACGGAGGACAAGAAGGCGTGGGCGGCTCGATGCAATTCCCGAAGAAGCAGTTGGCTGTCTTACATCATCACTACCGTCGTTCAGAGGTGGAGTGATCTTGGTGTAATTCCTCAGCCTAAGGCGGGAGAAATTACCGTCGATTGGTCGGATTTACTCGCCCCGGGCGACAGTGAGAAGCTCGACAACATGGGCAAGCTTGCAGATATCGCGCAGAAAACTCAGCAGGCATACGGAACGCCAGCGGTAGAGATTAACGAAATCCGCGCTGCCGGTGAGCTTGAGCCAATCAAAGAGCCAACCGAACTAGACCCTAACGCACCGCCAACCGGTAAGGATCCGCTGAATGGAGACGACGACAGCGACCAGAATCGGGACACCGATAGTACCGTGCAATAAAGCCGACCCTACTCAGTCTTACCGCACCGTCAACAAGATGTATCGTGATATCGAGGAGCGTTACTTAGGCATTAAAACCGTCTTGAAGCGGCTATTTGATGAGCGGCTGACTGGCAGGGTGCGAGAGGGTAACACTGAACAGTCATTCGCAGTGCATGGCGACACCATCTATCAGGTAAATGCGTCAGCGTACATCTATGACATGACAGCGCAGCAACTCGCCGACCTGCTAGAGCGTGTGCAGACGATTCTGGACGACTATCTGCTCGAAGGCATAGGTCAGGACATTTGGGCGTTCTCATACGTTTCTGATGAGTACCAGCGCGGCACGCTGAGCGCCTTCACTAACCTATCAGTGCAATCTCCGGTATACGCCTCACAAACTACACTCAGTGCATTACTGTCGTCACCTGCATACCAAAATCAGATATCAATGGCCTATGTATCAACATATAGCGATTGGAAAGGGATCAGCGATAAGGGTTGTGCAGACCTGACTAATGTCATTTCAGATGCGATCGGGCGAGGAATTAACCCGAGGGAAACAGCCAGATTAATTAGCAAGCGCCTTGATATCAGCATGAGCGGTGCGAAAAACATTGCACAGACCGAACAGGTAGGCGCACTTCGCAAAGCTCAGTGGGCAGAAACGACATGGGCAAAAGAACGCCTTGGCCTGAATACTGGATTGCTCTGGCTGTCAGCGCTCAAGCCGACTACCAGAGCATGGCATGCAGTTCGCCACGGTCGAATTTACACGGTCGAGGAAGTCGAAGCCTTCTATGCTGAGAACGGCAACAAATACCGCTGCTACTGCTCACAGATACCGGCCATCCTGAATGATAAAGGCGAGGTTGTGAATGAGGGTTTGGTCAGCAGGTTGGGCGAAGAGCGTAAGAATTGGAATAATTATAAGTAAAGAAAGAGAAGCATTTGCCGATACCTTTTGAACCTATTCAGGCTAAAGGATAAAGTAATGAAACAACAATGGTTTGCCTCGTGGTTCTTCTACCGTAATAATAATGCCAAAGTTGAGGGTTATAACACCTTTGAAGAAGATGCTTCATTAAATGGTGAAGAGGTGCACGATAAATATATTGCCAAGATTGCATCTAATTATAATGTCTCAAGCGAAAAGATAATCCTGATATCGTTTAACAAGATTTAAAAAAATTCAAAAAAAAAGAGGGGCGCTAAGGCGGCCTTTTTTATTGCCTGAAATCCACCAAAGAGGACACAGCATGTCACGCATCTGCGTAAACGTGCTGTCGGTCATCAACTCCGCTTCAAACATCACCACCGAAACAATCAACGGTAAACCACACATCGTGGTTCGTGGCGTCACGCCTATCGTTGACGACATCGTTATGAATCGGAAGTTATACCCGGCAGCTGAAATTGAAAAAAGCTACAAGTCGCTTGAGCGCAACCCAATGCCTTTTGGGCATCCGAAGGTAAACGGTAAGCATATTTCGGCGCGGGATGTTCAAGCGGTTAATGATTACCACGTAGGTGCTTGGCTGCAGAACGTAAACCGTGATGGTGGCAAGGTTTCAGGCGATATGTACGTTGACCGGCGTTACGCAGAGGGTAGCGACAACGGAAAGCGACTAATTCAACGTTTGGATGATATGGCAGCAGGCAAGAACGTTGCCCCAGTCCATATCTCAACCGGCCTGCTTCACAAAGAAATCACCGCGAATGGCGAATCCAAGGGTAAACGTTACGAGAAAATCGTCACCAACATGGACTTCGATCACGTCGCAGTATTGCTTGACCAGCCCGGCGCTGGCACTCCAGAAGAGGGAGTTGGCATCTTCGTAAACGCAGAAGGTGATGAGCAAGAAATCGAAACAGCAAACATCGCTGACTCAGCAATTCCCGACCCGCAAGACCCAGCTATCAAGCAGTTCTTTAACCAATTCATGGCGTTCTTCAGCGCCAATAACAAGCCCGTCAAAGAGGAAGCAAAACCGATGAAAGAACTCATCACCAACGCGCTGAAAGCGAAAGGCAAAGAGGTCGAAGGCAAGACCGAGGCTGAGCTGATGGATGCGTATAACCAGATGGTAGTCGACGATGCTAAGGCGAAAGCTGATGCAGAAGAAAAAGCCAAGAAAGACAAAGAAGGTGCTGACAAAAAGGCCAAAGAGACCACCACCAACAACGAAGAAGCACCGGCTTGGTTCAAGCCATTCGCTGAAAAGCTGAACAGCATTGAAACCGGCCTGACTGCCAACTCTGACAAAGAGAAAGGCGAGAAACGTGCAGCAGTCAAAGCCAAGTTCGGCATGACTGATGTTGCGGTCAATGCTCTGGACGGCGAACCACTGAATGAGCTGTTCGCTCAATGCTCTACCTCCACCGGCCTGAACGGTTCATTCCGTCAAGCCAACTCATCTCAATCAGTTAGCGAAATGCCGGAGTAAACAATGGCTAAAGATGGAAAGCACGTAATCCACGCGGGTGGCATCTTCGCAAATCCGCAGTTGCATCGTGAAGGTGCGGCAGCAGCGGCAACCCAACCGGGAACAGTTGGTTTCTTCGATAACGCCACGAAAAAATTCACGGCCTCCGTTGATGGCAATGAAGATGCAATTCTGTATGTCGCGAATTACGACTACCTGCGTTGCAAAACAGTGGACGAAACCATTGCTGCTGGTGATTGGGTTGTCGCGATGCACCCAACACCAGGCGTTTTCTTCAACGTTCCTGCGGCAACCGGCACATACACCAAAGGCCAGCCTCTCTCTATCGTTAATGGACGAGTTAAGGCGAAAGCAACCGGCGAATCTACTCGTGCTTATGTAGAAGAAGACCGTTCATACACCATTGCGACAGCAGGCCAGCTCCTGCGCGTTGTCATTAAGTAAGGAGCCGCGAATGTTTGTATTTTCCACGAAGAAAGCCACTGAGACTGGCAATCTTGAAGTTAACTCGTCTCAGTTCAGGAAGTTGACTTCAGCACGTAATGCCAGTGCCCAGGCCGCAGCTGACTTTATTGCCCGCACAAAATGGCGTGGCGATGCCGAAGATGCTCCTGAGCTGACAGCAGTGAATGCCGTTGATGATATTCGCCGACTTTACAAAGCATACGATCAGACTGTTTTGTCTGAGTTTGAGCCAAACACTGAATTCACTTTGTTGAATGACCTGATGCCGTTATCGCGATCAGTTCGTCTGGAAGAGTCAGTGTATGAGTATGCTCGCACTGGCGGTCGCGGTTGGGCACACACGTCGATGTCTGGACAGATTGGTGCGGCGCTAGATGCGAAGTCCTACACCTTCGATGGCACGATGGTTCCTATCCATGACAGCGGTTTTAAGTTCAACTGGCGTGATCCGGTATTCAACAAAGGCTCGGCCCTGGCTTCTTTGTCTGATGCTCAGGCTGGCTCTATCAAAGACGTTCGTCGCCAGTATGTGGATTACATCTGGGAGGGCTTCCGCGACGCGGCAGGCAACTACATCAACTTCGATGGTAAGACTTGGAAAGGCTTACGTCACGATGAACGTGTCGCCCAAGTTACGCTGACCATTAACTTTGCGACCAGCACGGATGTTAAAGCCATGCGGGCCGGTGCAATTGCCTTGCGTGATGTACTGAAGCTGCAAAACTTCCAGTACGGACAACAGACCTGGTATGTATCGAGCGAAATCATCTCTAACTGGGAACAGTATTTTGATGTGAATTCGACCCGTACAGTGCTGGAAGAAATCATGAAGTTATCTGGTATCTCAGCCATCAAAGAAGATGTTGAACTGACTGGCAACGAAATCGTGATTGTTCCTCTGCAAGCCGGTGTCATCGCTCCCATCGTTGGGCAGGCATTCGGTACAGTTGCCGATCCTCGCCAGTTCTACAACTCTGATTACGTGTGGCGCTCATGGGGTGCTGCTGGCCTGATGGTTAAGCAGGACATTAACGGTCACTTCTCTGTCATCCACGCATCCAGCTAAGGAAAAATCATGGCACTTGTAAAAGTTTTAGTAGCAAACCTTTTCGCCGGTGCCAGCTTCCAGAAATTGGAGGTTGGCCAGTCTTACGAAGTTGATGATGCGATTGCCGGGAAGTGGATTGAAAGTGGCAAGGCTGAGAAGTCTACAGAGAAGAAAGGCGAGAAGCTGGTATTTGAAGTGGCTACGCCGTCCGTGTCAGTTAGCAATGGAAGCGTGCTGCAAGTCCAGCTTGATGAGGCATTGGGCCGAATCGATGAACTCACCACGGCATCCGAAGACGCAGAAGCAGCACACGCTGAGGCTATCGCTCAGGTAACCAAGCGAGCAGAAGACGCAGAAGCAGCTTTAGCTGCGGCAACGAAAAAGGATAAGTAAGTATGGCGCAGATAACAGCCGCGCAGGTTAAACAGCAGTTGTCTGCGCTTGGTTACACCATTCCTGATTTCATGATTGATGCCTACCTTTGCAAACTGGAAAGCATAAGTCAGTGCCTGGAGGCGGCTGGCTACGACGAATGTGATTTGATGCTGATTCAGATGTATGCCGTCACCCTCATGGCGGTTACTGCTTTCAATCAGCGCATTAAGTCTCAGTCAGCGCCTTCAGGGGCGGGGCGGTCATTCGATTATGGTGGTGATATCAAGACAATGCGAAATAGCTTGGTGGCGCTAGATACGGCTGGTTGCACAGGTTCGCTACCGATTGATGTGGGCGTATCGGTTGGTTTTTTTGATGTGGTGGGAGGCTGATGATGATTGAAGCAAAAAACTCGCTGACTTGATGAATATGATGTTCAAGTCTGACCCAGTAGCTGTTGAGTCCATTATTTCCAGCCGAGTCATTGTTAATGAAGTCATGGCATCATCAGACTGTCCGATTATGTTAGGTCGGGGCTCTCAAGGAGTTTTAACAGTGGGCACAGTCGGGATACTTAATGGATTGGCAGCGCCTGGCACTGGATATCTTGCTGCAATTTATGGTGATGACAAACAGCTGTCAGGATTCACAGTCGTTGGCTGTAAAGAATGCGAACCATACCAGTATGAGCGGTACCACTTATGAGCAGCGCCGCAAGCTGGAGTTATACGGCAACCGCTACTTTATGGAAGAAGAACGGGAAGCCAGATGATTATGGTAAGCAGGCTTGGCTACCTCCTATTCAGCTCATGTGTGATTACGGCGGTGATGCTACGGCGAAGTTGGGTGGACTCGGTTTAGAGTTCGTTATCAAAAACACGCACTGGACTGAGTATGCCGAAGCTGAGCGGGGCGACTATATCCTGATTGGCGATTCGGTAGCGACTGACCCGACCAAGGTGGATGGCGCGGACGAAGTAAGGCATATCATTCGTTACGCTGACACATTCGAGCGCATTGCGGACGACTTCGCAATTATCACGGGAGTCTGACATGGGCGCGAAGGTTAAAGGCATCAGAGAGGCTAAAGCTAATCTGAATAGGCTGATTAATGATATTCAAGGCCGGAAAGCTGTCAGGGCGATGACTAAGGCGTTAATTATCGGAGCGTCACAGGCTGCACTCTATACCCCCATCGATACATCAACCCTTATCAATTCTCAGTTTCGTGATATCAGCGCGAATGGCACCAGGCTGACTGGGCGCGTGGGCTATTCGGCTAATTACGCGATATATGTCCACGATCCGAATGTTAAGCAGGTATTCCGTAGGCCAATGGCTGAGAAAGAGTTTCTTACGAAAGGTTTCGCGGATAGTAAACAAGCCATTGAAAAGGCAATTATGGAGGAAATGAAGCTATGACTCCATCAATGCACCGGCGTGTTCGCGATTACTTTGTCGAGTCTGGGTTAACTACTGCTTTCGCTACTCAAATGCTCAAATGGCGTGATACCGGCAAGCTGACAGAGCAGTTTATTGTTTTTCGGCCCAACGGCGGCAGTTCAATTCGCAACGACCTTGGCAGTGAGTATTACGTCCTGGTTGATGTGATTGGCGCGGTTAACGAGGATGAAGCGGCGGATAATGCAGCACAGGCAATAATCGCGCACGTTCAGGCCAATCCAAATCCGAATGACTGCATTGGCTATATTGAAAACCTCGGCAGTATCCCATCCCCCGTAACAACCACTGAAGGCCGCTTGGTCTACAGACTTCAATTCGCAATTAAATACGGCGACTAAGCCGAACTAACAGAGGTAAAAAATATGCAAGGTTGCCAAAATGATTACGGCAAGCTGGTTGGTCGCGTCGCCGTTTTACGGATGGCGTTTGGCTGTCCTGAAACAGTACCAGAAGTGGCAGATTGGCAGCGCATGGGTGCGCTGACTACCAAGGGTCTCGACTACTCGATGAATACCATTTCTTCCGATGCGGATGACGCAAAAGGGCTGGTAGAGAACCTGGTCACTAACATGGACTTGACCATTTCAGGTGAGGGCGAGTGGCGGAAGCGAGCCAAGTCTACGGAAGTCGGCCCGGTAAAAATGTCGAAATACATTTTCGATGAAGTTCAGGCAGGCCGCCAGCCGGGTCTATGGGTTCGCTTTGATTTCCTCGGCGTGGATGATGGCACCTATATTCAGGGTTACTTCAATACCACTTCATGGAGTTCAGATTTCGGTTCTTCTGACTTCGCTACTTACTCCGGTGAGTGGAAAGTTGCTGATGCAGATTCTGTCACTTTCGTTGATGGCTCGGCGATTCCAGTTGCCGGCGTAACTGTGGCTCCGGCAACCAGTATTGGCGCGGTCGCTGCAACAGTTCAGCTTACCGCGACCGTTCTACCTGCGGACGCTACTGATAAAACTGGTGTATGGACAACCTCTGACGCAACCAAAGCAACGGTTAGCTCAACGGGTTTAGTCACCCGCGTTGCAGTCGGTACAGCGACTATCACATTCACAACGAATGATGGCGCTAAAACCGGAACGAGTAATATTACTATCACCGCATAATTCTCACAAAGAGCATCCTATTGGTGCTCTTGATGATGATTATTTAAAAGTTGATCGTTTTAAACGATCAATATTGCGATATTGATCTGCATTACCAATTATACCCTTATCTTTATTACTGCTATCGTTAATTATACAAATAAGAAAGGCGATAAATTCATGAAAAATAAAATGAAGATTGGGCTTCTGGCATTGTGCTTTTCGTCTCTTTTTCAAATTACAGCAAATGCGAATGATTTAGTTTCAAATAACAATGCCCCGCAGTTAATTGAGCGAAATATTGAAATATATCCTTCCCGCGCCTGGGTGCACGATAAAGAAGGGTATGTGAAGATTGCTTATGATATTAACGCTGCCGGAAAAGTTGAGAATGCAAAGGTGGTTGAAGCTGAGCCGAGAAATCTCTTTGAGAAATCAGCCTTAGATTCTATCTACAAATGGAAGTATGAACCCAATAAGCCAACCAGTGGAATGGAAGTCACCATAAACTACAAGAAGCCGAAGTAAGGCAGCAGATGCAAAATTAGACCCGTTGAATGCGGGTCTTTTGCTTTCTGGCGCGTCCGTACACTGAAAAACCAACCGCTCAGTTGGTTTTTGTTTCCTTCACCGTACACTTTTTTTTACATCGTAATATTTGCACGGAATATTCTTAATATGAAGTTTAGTTAATTAGGAGGTAGTTTTATATTTCACATGTTTTACACAAGGAATTAACATGAAATTACTTCTAAGCATCTTACTTATATCAAGTCCGGCGTTTTCTGTTTCCTCTCCGATAAATGAAAATATGCCAGTACCTGCGATAGCTCTGGTATCAGAAGCAGCATGTATTCGTAGTTATTCCGTGAAAGAACATACTGCATGTATAAAGCTGGTGGACTCCTCAATAGTTAAAGCTTACTGGGCTGGGAAAATGAGTCAGTTTTGTAAGTCGCCATTCAACAGAAGTGCCGGGAAAGACAGGCAATGCAGGGCAGTTAAGATGCTTTCCTGTGCATTGGATGAGATAAGTGGTAGGTATCTTGAAGAGTAAATAATAGTACCTACACAAGCAAAACCCGAAATGGGCTTTGCTTTCTAACGCGTCCGTGCGCTAAACAACCCGTCGAGTGCGAGTCTTTGTGTTCTAGCTTCAGCTATATCTGAATCTATCAAGCCAAGCCTGTCTTTTATTTGCTTGGTTAGCCACGTTTTACTAATGTCTTTAACTAAATCAAATGGGGCGTCAGTGAGTTCTTGCTTGAGCTTTTCGAATATAGGTTTTTGATTTAGCGCTTTTGCGAAGTCGTGTCTGTCTTGAGTAAGTCTGTTTGAACGTTCAATATCGCACTCAGCCCGCCATCATCTAGAAGGAAATCGATTCCTTTCTCTGTTATATAGCAATTGTAGCTATAGAAAATGTCGTGGTAGGATTTTGGCGGTTTTGTCGATTGGATGCGCATATGAACTTAAGAATAATTAGTTTAGTGTTTTTAGTTTGTTTTGGGGCGAATGCGAGTGATTTAGAAAAAACAGCTGAAAGCTTGAGCAAATGCATTTTCAGTTATGCAGATACGCAAGCCGGCACATCAGCCCCTACCGCAGATATTTCCTCAAAGGCGTTTCGGCATTGTGATGATGAATTGAATAAATATCATGATTCTATTGGCCCTGATGCATCTCAGTGGGAAGAATTAGACGATAATCAAAAGCAAGCTATAACGACCATAAGAGATCAAGCCATTGTCAAAGTTCGTGAAAGTCTAACCAATAATATTGGGGAATATATTGCGAAAAAACGCAACGGTAGTTGACTTCAAGCCCGCTCCGGCGGGTTTTTGCTTATTTAAAATGTCGAAAGACCATAAAAGGATGGGATATGACGACTTGGGGTTTGGGTGCATTGATTGCAGGGGTTGTATGGTCAATAATAGCGTATAACATGTCCACTTGCGTACTGATTGATCAGCAGTGCGTAGATAACATTTTTCTGATAGCCGCAAGGGAAAATCACATTCGTTATGGTGCTCTCTTAATCTTTCTTGGGGTTGTATTTACAGCGTTAGGAATAATAAGAAGCGTCTATAAGAAAAGAACTACAAAGACTGATTAGCCCACTCAGGCTGGCTTTCTGTTATGCGTTAGGCAAAGTCGGCCACTTTCTGAAAGCGAAGAAGTATAGTGTTATGTAGTGGATAACGGGAATGGACAACAAGATAGCCATAGGCCACCCAAACCCAGTTTTTCTTGCCATCCTGTAGCATGGGAAGAACGTAATTATCCATATGACTATAAACAGTGATTTGTTCTACTCGCCCATATTCTTTTCCCTTATTATTGTGTTGAATCCGTATTGGATTTTTCTTTCTACCTAACCAGTGAATCGCTTAAATTCTTTATGTGGTGAGTGCAACTTACAAAAACCATAATTACTTGTTGTATAACTTTTCCCATTATCATCGATCAATTCACAAGAGCAGCGATAAAAATCACCTGACGAATTACGAAATACCTCCTTCGGCGTCGGTATTACACCGGTGAATTGGATAGTTATTGTCGCCTCTTGGATCCAGCTGACAGGGCAAGTTGAGGCGTTCCGCTACAACGCTAACGTGGTAGAAGCTCTGCGCCACCTGATCCACGGCGCTGAAGTTGCTTAATTAGTTAAGTCCTACGACCAAAACCCAACCCACTTAACTGTGGGTTTCTTTATTACCTAAATTTCAGGACACCCCATGACACCGATGCTTGATATTGGCGAAATGCTCCTGTCTGACACGGAGCAACAGCAAGATTATTTCTTTCGTCCATCACTAAGGAATATGACAAAAATAGGGGCGGCGGCCGAGATAGTCGAAATATACGCGCTGCTGGGTGGCTCTGAATTAAGTCAGGTATTAACACCTGCAATAAACGCTAATCTGCCAGCATCATTAATGCCCAATAATGCAATCAAAAAATGCTCAGAGCATATGTTGGCTGCGGCCATAAGAGTTATCGAGGCTTGTTGTGATAAGTCGGCATCGGCGCTTATAGGCGAGTTTAAAGGGTGGCGAAATTGTATTGTTTACCGGCCTGGCAAAGTTTCAAAAGAAACAGTGATTACCATTGCGAGAGAATTAATTGAACATGGTGTGATCGGCAAAGCCAAAATAAGAAAGCTACAAAAGAATGAAGGTAACAACGATTACAGCAACGAATTTAATGCAATGGATTATATCAACTCAGCCAGAATTCATTTCAACATGTCCCGCGCTGAAGCCGAGCAGTTAACGATGACCGAGTTTCAGTTGCTGCTCAAAGCTAAGTACCCAGAAGATAAAGGATTCACCCGCGAAGAATACGATGAAATCATGGATGCTGATGATCGCCTCCAGGAACGTTTAATTGCTCAAGAAAAGGCGAGGCTAGCGAAGAATGTCTGATGGAAAAGATGTGGGCGGGATTGTCTATCAGGTAGACATGGAATTAGGCAAGCTGATCACGTCACAGCAACAGGTAAATAGTCGTCTTGATCAGATGGAAGGGAAATTTGATTCAACTGCAAAGTCAGTTGAACGCGCTGAAAAGTCCATGTTTTCGTTAAGTCGTGTGGCAACCTCATTAGCAACCGCGTTGTCAGTCCAGCAGGTTGCCGAATACGGAAATGCATGGGTAACAGTAAATAATAAGTTGGTTAACGCAGTAAGGGCTAATGAAGATTTATTCACCGTAACTAATCGTGTATTTGATATTTCTCAGGATACACGCGCTGGTCTTGAGGCAACCGCCACGTTATACGGGCGATTAGAAAGGGCCACGAGAAGTGCGGGAACCAGTACGGCAGACCTAGCCAAATTAACAACCACGATTAACAAGGGGTTGGTAGTTTCCGGCGCAACGGCCGAAGAAGCCAGTTCGACCATGATCCAGCTTTCACAAGCATTAGCTTCTGGTGTGCTGCGCGGGGAAGAGTTTAACTCTATTTCAGAGAACGGCAGCCGGTTGGCCGTTGGTTTGGCTGATTCACTCGGCGTTACCGTTGGTCAGCTACGCGCTATGGCGGCTGAAGGTAAGTTAACAACCGACGTTGTTGTTAATGGACTGCTGAAGCAAAGCGATGCGATCGCCAAAGAGTTCGGCAATACCGTTCTCACTATGGGGCAGGCATTTACCGTTGCTTCTAATAACATTACTAAATTTGTTGGTGAATCATCTTCAGTCAATACAACATTGAATGTATTTAATTCATCAGTTATTTCACTCAGTGAAAACCTTGAATCGATCGCTACTGTTATTGGTGTTGTTGCAGGAATAATCGGTTCTCGCTACGTTGCTGCACTCACATTAGCATCGGCGGCTCAGGTGCAAAAAGCATCATCAGCGCGTCAAGCTGCTTTGGCTGACAATCTTGCAGCACAGGCCGCAGCTAATCAGTCAGTAGCTAACCTTATTGCGGCTCAGTCAGCGAAAGTCAGAGCAATTGAGGAGATAACACTCGCGCAGATGCAAAAGGCGAGTGCATTCAATGCTGCAAACTCGACAGCAGCCGAAGTGAGATTATCGGCTGCTCGCCTTGAGGCAGCAACTGCTACTGGTAATTATAATCGGGCGCTTGTTGCTAACGTCTTGGCTCAAAAGCAAGCGTCTGCGGCGGCCTCTGCGGCATCTATATCTGGTGGCTTGTTGCGTGGTGCTTTGTCGTTAGTCGGTGGTCCTGTTGGAGCAGCTACATTAGCGGCCGGGGCAATATTCTATTTCTACCAAAAAGCACAGGAAGCCAAGAAAGAGGCTAATGAACTTGCTGACGGAGTATCTGCTTTAGTCGGAAAAATGAAAGAGATGAGTAACGTTCAGCTTGGTGCTGAAATAGCAAAACTCAATTCATCAATGCCAATATTAAATAAATCATTGGCAGTGGCCCAAGAAGCCTATGACAACGCTGCTTATAGCGTCAGTAATTACACTAAAGTAATAAAAGATTACGGGTTAAATACGACAACGGGACGACAAGCGGCAGAGGCGTTAACTGGTGCTCAAGACAGGCTTGCGATTGCAGCCAATGAACTTTCAATTGCACAAAATAGAGTAGATAAGACACAAAACGCTGTAAATATCGGCAGAGCTGCATTAAATGGAACTTTGCTTGAAGGAATAGATCTCCTCAGAAGAGATGGTCAGGAAGCGGGCGTTGTCGCTGGAATGATGAATAAGTTAGGACAAGCAATTAACGTCGCTAGTGGGGCCAAAGAGCGGTTTAACTCAACTAGCTTATCCATTCAACGAGACCCAAAAGCACAAAAGGTTTTAGATGACCTATACCAACAAAATGAATTGCTTGCTGAAACAGACTTACGTAAGCGCGCACAACTAAAAACAGAGCAAGAACTTCGAGCTATTAATGCTGATGACAATACTGTCAGAATTGGCCGCGAACAGGCTGGTGCCGCTTATGATAAGCAAGTTGCACAGGCTGCGCTGAAAAAGGAAACTGCCGCAGCCACGAAGGAAGAAACCGCCGCCGAAGCAGCAGAGAAACGCCGGGTTAAATCATTGCAGGATTTAAGCAATGAAATGGCCGTTGCTGAATTAAAGACAAAAGGACTCAATCGTGAAGCCGCGCAACTTGCTGCTGTTCAGGACTTAGGTTCAGGCGCGTCTCAGCAGCAGATCCAGCAGGCCACACAACAAGCCGGTCAGATATTTGATATTCAACAACGCATAGCTGATAAAAAGGCTGCGATCGATGCTGATAGTGTCGCCAAGGCCGAGCAGCAACGTAAGTTGGATTTATCACAGTTAGACCGACAGCTCGCGGCAGGTGATATATCTTTCGAACAGTCACAGCAACGTCGTGCTCAAATATCCGCTGACTACTCCAGAGCTATTGCCGAGGCATCAGCCGCCAGCGCAGTAATGCCACAACAGCAAAATGCCGCATTAGTTGACCCGGTGCAGGCGTTGGCTAATGAAAACGCTCAAAAGTTAGCACTGATTCAAAAATTTGAAGAGGATAAAACGCTAACTGAGCAGCAGGCACTAGCTCTTCGCAATGCCGCCAATACCCAGTATGAACAAGCTCGACTAGCTGCTCAGTGGGAAATATGGAGGAACCAAAGCCAATCCAACCAATATTTAGCGAGCTCCATTAATGCTTTAGGTCAGCGCACAACCAATATGCTGACTGGGCTTCTGACGGGTACTCAGTCAGCAGAAGAGGCTATGAAGAATCTTGCTGCAACAATAATCCAAGAGGGTGTTAATGCATTAGTCCAAATGGGTATGCAGCAGGTCAAAAATATGATTATGGGGCAGGCGGCGGCTACTACTGCTCTTGCTGCAACAGCAGCACAGGCAACCGCAGCAGCGGCGGCATGGGCACCAGCGGCAGTGAGCGCCTCCATCGCGACAATGGGCGGAGCTTCTACGGTCGGTACCACTGCTTATGGCACAGCGCTAGCAGCGTCTAAGGGACTGGCCATGGCTGGCGCGCGTAAAAACGGAGGCCCTGTATCAGCAGGCGAAATGTATCGAGTCGGTGAGGGCGGTGCACCTGAGATATACCAGGCGGGAACCGGCAAGCAATACATGATCCCCGGCGATAATGGCAAGGTCATCAGCAATAAGGATATGCAGGGTGGGAGTGGTGGTGCTGGCACAGTTGTTCAGCAGGAAATTCATTTCCACATCGAGACGACTAACGGCATCGATGACGCCACAATGCAGAAAATGGCTGCAATGATGAAGACAGTCAGCCTTAACACCATTAAAGACCAGCAGCGGCCAAACGGCTTACTCCGCAAGTAACAGGAAAACCCCATGCCAGAAACATTCACATGGAGCCCACAAAAAGGCTTCACGGCTTCCCGCGCGCCAAATGTTGCCGTCGTTAAACTTGGCGATGGTTACGAACAGCGGCAAGTTAAAGGCATTAATCCGCTGATGGATAGCTACTCGCTGACATTTAAAGGGATTGATGACAGTAAATGTAACCGTCCAAACGCTGCGAAAGCTGCTGAGGCATTTATCAAAAATCGAATGTCTGTGGAGGCATTCTACTGGACACCACCTGATACGGGGGGGCAGAAGATGTTTGTCTGTCGCTCCTGGAGTTTGACAAAGACCGGTATATTGTTTGAACTTGCCGCCACATTTGAACAAGTTCCGCGGTAGTGCTCTGGCGAAACTATCGTTTTCTATGCCAAATAGTAATATCACTACTGGTCGCGGAAATGATGAAATCACCATCCCACGAAAATCCCGTGCAACGGAAATGGTCGGAAACCAGTTTGAAACATCCCTCCTGATGGCCTATGCATAATGCATCTTTACTTGGTGGACACCAGATTAAGACCTCAATAGGCCATTCTGGTGCCGCCCGTATCAATGTTTCACCGTAATGATTACACATTGGCAATCCGCCGCCACATAGGCCAGCAATGGAAATATCCTCACCTGCTAATGTCCCTATGCCTTTGCAGGTTAAATTTATTGGATCGTACCAGTCCCCGTATTCTTCAAAATCTCTGGCAACCTTTTCGCCAGTAATACAGTTGAATACTCCCCGCCCCGAGGATGATACGACCAGCAACAGGTGATTTTGTAGATGAGAGAAACCCACCTCTGTTAACCCTCCGACAGCAATCTCTACATTGGGATGCCATTCAGGAGGATGAGTCGGAATATTAAGCAATGACTTGATATAGTTATTATCGTACTTGTTTTTACGCCAGCCAAACATCTAGGTTCCTCTCTCGGACAGCAAATGTCTAAGTTCTCTGGGGCCAACATTATCATATGCAACTCAGATAACCTCTGATATTCAGACAGTAGCCACCTTTGGGTGGCTTTTTAAATGGGAGTTAGTCGTGCGCGATATACCAGCCAATTTAATAATTGAGAGTGTGGACTCTGGCGTTGGCGCAATGATTGACCTATTCGAGGTTGATTTGCAGTCATTCGGCGGTGATGTTATCCGCTTTCACTCTGGAACTAACGGTTATTACGGTGATGTTATCTGGAAAGGGCGGCAATACTCAGCTTATCCGATAGCTGTTGAAGGCTTTGAGGTTAAATCAGAAGGTACATATTCTCGCCCGACCATGAAGGTTGCGAATATCACCGGCCTAATCACCGGTATTAACAGCGATTTTGATGATGCATTGGGCGCGATCGTAACGCGGCGGCAGGTTCTGGTTCAAAATCTTGATGCAGTTAATTTTCCTGGTGGCAATCCAGATTCGGATACCACGATGGAAGTTGTTTCCCGCTACGTGATTGAAGAAATGGTTGAGGAAACTTTCGAGACAGTGACTTACAACCTTGCCACTCCTGTTGACTGTGATAATGCCATTATTCCCGCGCGTACTATCCTGGCTGATGTTTGCCAGTGGATATATCGCGGTGATGGCTGTGGTTACTCTGGGCCGCCAGTTGCTGATGATAAAGATATCCCGACATCCGACCCATCAAAAGATAAGTGTTCTAAGCATCCGTCAGGGTGCCGTAAACGCTATCCGAAACCTTCCTCGCTGCCGTTCGGCGGCTTCCCCGGTTCAGCTAAGGTGTCATGATGCTTGAAAATGAATGCCTTGAGTTCGCGGCCTCGTCTGGTGATGAGGTTTGCGGCCTGATAGTTGATGGGAGGAGTCTGATTAAGTGCAGGAATGCGCATCCGACACCTGAGCGACATTTCAGGATAAGTGACGATGACTGGTTGCATGCTGAAGCGGCGGGAGAAATCACCGCCGTTTTTCATTCTCACCCAGGGCAAAAGTTAGTGCTATCTGGCGCAGATCGGACAGCCCAACTGGCAACCGGTATCGATTGGTGGCTGGCTAGCGGTGGAAAGCTTCGGAAATTTAGACCTGTAGAGTACCTGCTAGGTCGGACTTTCAAGCATGGTGTGATGGACTGCTACACGCTATTTCGTGACGCCTACCACTTATGCGGCATCGACTTACCTGATTTTGAACGCACTAACGGTTGGTGGCTTCGAGGCGAAAACCTTTACTTGAAGAACATGCCAGCCAATAGATTTCATCCGATTGAGATGCAAGATATTCAGCCAGGTGATGTGCTTATCCGGCGTGCATTCCCTGAAACCGACCCTTGCCACGCCATGATTTATCTCGGTGATAACACCATTCTTCATCATGAAAACATCGGACGTCTAAGCCGTCGAGAACAACTACGGCCAGCTTACCTACGCCTTACCCATTCTGTCTGGAGGCATGAACAATGCTCATATTTAGATTTGCGGGGAATCTTCGACGACATTTCCGCCAGGTCACTTTAACAGTTGATACCACCTCGCAGGGATTGCGTCTTCTTCTCGCTCAATGTCCTGAATTCAAACGTGACTTCTATAAATCAAAAATTCGAATACGGATTGATGGTAATGACGTTTCCAGTGACACGCTTAATTTCCATATGGATCGGCACTTAAGGGATGGCGCGACGGTCTTGTTTGTTCCGGTTGTTGAGGGGGCAATAACTGCTGTGGCCGCAGCGTGGATCATGGTCGCCGTTACCGTGGCCTCTGTAGCTTATTCGCTCTATATGACCTCGAACATGAAAACCAAGACCTCGGCTGAATCAGCACAAAGCGGTTCGATAACGAACAACTCATACACTAGCGCTGAAAACAAAGTCGGACAGGGGCGTCCTGTTCCATTGCTGTTGGGTGAAATGGTTGTTGGGTCAAACGTGGGGTCACTTGGTATTGATACCAGCAATAACAAAGACTGGAACATCTCTATTAGCTAAGGTGAAAATATGAGTTCAGGCGGCGGTGGCGGAAGTACGCCAACACTTATTAATGACAACCTCACGTCAAAGCAGTTCTATCGCGTTCTGGACATTATTTCTGAGGGGCCAATTTACGGCCCAGTAGATCAGGAACACCTCTCCTCATTCAGATTGAATAAAACGCCAATTACCAATAATACCGGTGTCGTCAGTGTCCCTGGTGTGAGTGTCGCTTGGCGCCCAGGATCAGCAACGCAGCTCCCAATCAATGGTTTCTCTGCTATAGAGTCCACCACTATTGTTAATACAGACGTTACGCAGGCCACTCCTCTGGTGCGCACGGTTACTGATAATAACGTAACGCGCGTTCGGCTTAATGTGGGCGTTAATGCCTTGGTTGAGCAGGATACACAGGGTAACCAAAGAAATACCTCGGTAACGATGGTTATTGAGACAAGGGTGGGAAATGGTGCATTTACGCCGATAAAAACGGTAACGATCACAGGCAAGATTTCAGGTGAATATCTGGAGGCCCATGTTATTGATGCCCCAGAGACCAAGCCATTTGATATCCGTGTGCGCCGCGTAACTCCAGATAGCACGAGTGACCTTCTAAATAATGGCACTGCGTGGAATAGCTACACTGAAATCATTGACGATAACCTTTCTTACCCATACACCGCTGTTTGTGGTGCCGTTATTGACCGAGACCAGTACACCGACACACCGAATCGAACCTCCCATCTGAGAGGGATAATTGTTGATGTTCCCGATAATTATGACCCAATAACCCGCACATATACCGGGCTTTGGTTAGGTGGCTTCAAATCTGCATGGACTAATAATCCGGCGTGGATATTCCGCATGTTGGTTAAAAATACGCGCTATGGGTTGGCTCGTCGCGCTGGATACGTTGATGTTGATGACGGCAGCCTGTACGTACTATCACAGTTCTGTGATCAAAAAGTAGAAGATGGTTTCGGCGGAGAAGAACCGCGCTTTACCTTAAATGCCTACATCACCGAGCAGAAGAGCGCGCGCGAACTGCTGGATGATATTGCGGGCATGTTTCGCGGCATTGCTTTGTGGGATGGCATGCGCTTTTCCATCATGATCGACCGACCACAAGACCCGGTAGCTGTTGTAACGAATGCCAGCGTCGTTGATGGGCTATTCACTTATAGCGCAATGAAGCGCTCAGAGCGATACAACGCGGTGGTTGTATCTTGGACTGATCCCAATAACGGTTGGGAACAAGTGAAAGAATACTACTCTGATGATGAGATGATCAGCAGCAGTGGTGCATACAACGAGACCACCATTGAAGCCTTTGGTTGTACGTCACGCGGTCAGGCCCGTAGGACAGCAAAATGGTTGGTTGAAAGCGCCAAACTTGAAAAGGACAAAGTAACGTTTCGTATGGCGCGGGATGCTATTGGGTTTATCCCAGGCGACATCATTGAGTTAATGGATAACAACCGAGCAGCAACCAGGCTCGGTGGACGTATAGTTAGTCACAGTGGCGTAGTGATCAATGTTGATGCCGATGTGTCCACATTGGCTGGGAATGGCGACACCATGTCTATCATGGGCGCTAACGCGAAGTTCACTAAATATGAAATTGCCTCAGTTAATGGTTCTACTATCACGCTGAAAGTGGCTCCAGCCTGGGTTAGAGATGGTACTACGTTTGCAATTTCAACCAGTGAAGTAGCTACGCGGTTGTTTCGCATAATGGGGATTTCTGAAGATGAAAATAACTCTATCTACAGCATATCTGCAACGTTGCATAACCCCAATAAGCAAGCCATCGTTGACGAAGGAGCCGTATTTGATGTCCCTTCAGATACACTAAATGGCTATCGTGTCCCAAATATTGAGAATCTTCGGGTCATCAATACGAACAGTGAAACTGTTCAAGTAAGCGCTTCGTGGGAAACCGCCACTACAACCAGAAAACTGGTGTTTGAGCTGTTGGTCTATACCTTGGATGGAGCAGTATTCGCTCAATACGAAACAGTTCAATTCCGCTATAACTTCTTTGGCATCCCAGCCGGAACATATTCTCTTGGTGTTCGTGGACGCAATGATAATGGTATGAAGGGCGCAGAAACACAGGTCAGCTTGCTCATTGGTGTGCCCCCTATGCCATCTTCTGTTAGATGGACTCCTGGGGTATTTTCTGCTGATGTTGTGCCGGTAATGAATATTACAGCCACAACAGATACTACCTTTGAGTTTTGGTGGACAGGAGAAATACCAGCATCTAGTGCGACAAATATTGAAAGTGAGGCTCAGTTTTTAGGACGTTCAACTCAATGGGCGCTGAACGGGCTCAAGGCTGACACGACTTATTATGTTTACGTCAGGACTCGTAATGCGTTTGGTGTTTCTGAGTTTGTTGAAGCCTCCGGTGTAGCATCGTCAGATATTCCCGGCATGATTGATTACATTGACCAGGCTATAAAGGGATCAGAAACCTTCGGGCAATTGTCATCCGATCTGGATATGAATGCTGAAGCAATTATTGAAAATGCTCTAGCTAATGATGCTGATGTTCATCGTTGGAAGAAACAAAACGGTGATTTCAGGGCTGAAATATTCGATATACGTCAAACAGTTATTACTGAACTTGCAGCAACAGCAACAATAATTGAAGGTGTTCAATCACAGGTCGGTGAAAACTCAGCCGCTATTGAACGACGAGCAGAAACGGTTGTTAAAGTTGATGGTACGGGCAGCGCCATTACTACGCTTAAAGTTGGAGCTGAATTTAATGGGGTATATAAATCAGCAGGAATGGCGATAGGGGTCGAATTTGATGGTGCCAACTGGACAAGTCAGGTTCTATTTTCCGCAAATACTTTCGGTGTTTATAACCCAAGCGATAACAGTTATAAACTTGCATTCGCAATAGAGAATGGGCAGACGTTTATTAATGAGGCATTCATTAATTACGCCTCAATTACTCTGGCAAAAATTGGTGAATGGAAATCAGCTAATTTTGTTTCGGGCAAAACGGGAACGAGAATGGCTGCGGATGGTTCATTTGAAATGAATGGCGCTGTTGCTGGCGAAGGGAAACTGAGGTTAGTTAATAACCGAATCACAGTATTTAATGAAAGTGATCAAATCGTCGTCGTTATTGGGAAAAAACTGGAGGTGTAAATATGTCTAAATGGGGTGCTCAACTATTTATGCCTGGCGGTACATTTGATGTGATTAATGCGTTTCTCCCTGCTTATATGATGGATTATTTTATTGGGAACAATAGCGGCTCACGATCGTATACCGTGCCTGCTGGAAAAAGCCTTCGGGCTAAAGCTTATTTCACGACAGCGGGGTCATTTGCAACAGAAGCAGTCGTGTCTGTCTCTGGTGGAACTGTCTCGTGGTCAAACGCCGCGGGTAACTCAATAATCGTGTGGGTAGTGTAATGGACGGCTTTGGCATGCAAATAACGCGTGATGATGGGGTGATATTTGCCTCCCCTGAGTTTACGCCCACAGTATTAGTGCAGGTGATGGACAGGACGGCAGACTACACCGGCGATGTATCAGCCCAGCATTATTACGAAACTATCGTCCCAAACGCCAAAAAGTGTTTCATTTTCCATAAGATACTATCAACTGGGAGCCAGCAAGGCGCTAGCGGTGGCGTTCTTCACTACGCCGAACAAGGCCCGAATGGCTTTTGGCGGGTACACACGACAGCGGGTACAGCGGGATTAGCTCACACCATCCGATTTTATGTGTTCTCAGAATTTGTAGCCAACATCCCAGAGTGGGGGATTTACTTCTACAAGGACGGGCAGCTCGTTTATACGGGTAATTGCCTACCGCTAGATATCAAGTTTTGGGAGCGCCCACAGTTAACGACGCCTGCACCCACAATGCCATGTGCCACAATTTGTTCAGTAGCAAGGCAGCTAACTCAAGGTATTCCTGGGACAAACCCACCGACCGCACTTATTTTTCTGTTTTGCTTCACAGGTTTTTCGTCCGGCATTATTACCCCAGTGTTCAGGCAAATTTCCCAGAGCGCGGGTGGCGGCTCCGCAGATGGATTTTCTAAAGGTTGCGCTTATATAGAAACATCACTGTATGACCAGTACTACAAAGCCTCACTCGGCTATGCCTAACAAATAACTTAATAGGAATACAATTATGTCTTGGTATGAGGCAGGAACAGTCACGTCCGTAGCTGGGACAAATGTGATTACTGGCGTTGGTACGCTATGGAATAACCCAATATTTGGAATCGCCCCTGGGCAGATGATATTTATTCCTGGCTCTGGGCAGGTTGTAATATATGAAATACTTGCTGTCGATAGCGATACTAAAATCCGAATAACCCGAAATATTGCTATAGCAATTACCAATTCTGAATATGCAATTGTCACGACTGTATCAAATTCAATGTCTGACTTGGCGCGTAGAACAGCCGTGCAATTGACTTTATATCAGAAGTTATTAGAAGACTGGCAAGATATAACCACTGGAACCGGCAATGTGAGTATTATTGCGCCAGATGGTTCCACTGTGGTTATTCCATCTTTGAGCGATCTGACTGCATGGGTTAATGACTCGAAAACGTGGTTTGATGATAACAGGGAGCTGATAGAGAACGCCGGAGAGGCGGTGGCTGGGGCGGAAACGGCACGAGATGAAGCGGTCGCGGCAAAGACAGCGGCCCAGTCAGCAGAAGCGGCAGCGGAAGGTTCTGCAACATCGGCTTCTGGTTCCGCTACGACAGCCAGCGATGCTGCTGCTGCGGCGACAGATTCGGCATCGATTGCATCTGAGGCTGCAACAATAGCTACACAAAGCAAAGATGGGGCAGTTACTGCCAGAGATGAAGCGGAACAATTTGCTGAAAGCGTTAACCCCGATTTACTTATGCATACTACAGGCGGCACATTTACAGGGCCGGTAATATTAGCCGGTGACGCCACAGATCCGAAAGGTGCAGTCACTAAGCAACAGTTAGACGCAAAGCCAGCTGGCGGTTTACCGCTACTGTTCAGTTGGTGGGAAGATAACCGCACACACATCCCAGAGGGAACGGCCCCGCGCGATGGACAAGAACTTAGCAGGGCTTTATTCCCAGATGCATGGGCGGCGGCTCAAGCTAAAGGCCTTGTAATTACAGAGGCTGAATGGCAAGCCGATCCCCTCAAAAGAATGAAGTGGTCAAGCGGCAACGGCACTACAACATTTAGGCTGCCCGATGAGAACGGCAAATCCCCCGGTAGTGTGGGTGCGCCTGTCCGGCGTGGCGATGGCGCTAAATCAAATGGGGTTACCGGCACTATTCAGATGGATGCTTTTCAAGGGCATGCAATTGGACTATCCGGCACACGTAATAGTGGTGTTTTCGCGTATGTTGGTACCGGTGGTACTGTTGGGGTGAACACTATCGCTAATACCTCCGCAGTCACCGAAAACTTAGTTTTAAAAGACGATGGAACAAATGGAACACCTCGTGTTGCGGCAGAAACTCGGATGCTCAACGCAACGGGTTGCTATGTCATTCTACTTGCTGGTACGGCATTCAATGAAGGCCAGATAAATGCGCTGGAGCTGGCAACTGAAATTGCACTATTAAGTTCTCGTATGACTACTGTTGAGTCTGATGCATTTACGGCAAGCAAGGTAGCTAATACCCCTTGGACTAATCTTACCCTACTGAGTGGTTGGACTGTATACCCGACGACAAGAGGGGTGTACCGTAAAGTTCTGGGGCATGTATATATCGAGGCTACCTTACAGAATGGGGCGTATATAGACGGATCTGTTATTACTACATTACCGCTTGGTTACCGACCAAGTTTTGCTGTGGTTTGTGTGGTAGCGGGTGCTGCGGGTGCAAATGCTATATCCCCAAGGGTTACAGTAAATCCTGATGGCACTATAAAAACTGCCGGTTTTATATCTGGCGCGACAATATCTATGTTGTTCAACTTTTCTCTACAATAAGGGGGATTATGAAGATTAATATATTAGATATTCATGGCTTCTATTTGGAAGATCATGTTGAAGGTGCGACACCCGATAACTGGACAGCCGACTTAGTGGGTAACGGTTATTACAAAGCCCAATATCAAGGGGCGATAAAGAATAGCGAAACTGGCGAGTGGACTGGTGGAACATGGGTAGAAACGGGTGGACTGTCACCCGAAGATATCGATATTTTAAAAGGGTCGCTTTTAGCTCCCTCTAATCTTGAGAAAGCCTCCCTTATGTCTCACGCATCGGACATGATAGGTGCTATTACAGATGAGATAGAAGGGTTAGAGGATAGCGAAAAAGATGTGCCAGATAAACTGCGATCTGATTTGAAAGCGTGGAAGCAATACCGTATTGCAGTGAAAAACGCTGATGTTTCTCTTGCGCCGGATATTGGGTGGCCGACAGCGCCGGAATAG